GATACTGGGCTGCCTTTTCCCCCTGTGACGCGCTCCTGGCAGCCCAGTATCTGGTCACCAACCTCAAGCGTATGCGCCTCCGTCCAGCGTAAATCTGACGTAAGGATGCGGGACGAGGGGTCAACACATTCCCATCCATAGAGAACAGGTTGTCCTGCTTTAATCCGGTCAGGCGCCGTCCAGCGGTGCAGGTTTGGATAGGCATACTGATCGCGCAGGTAGACGATGATTTCTCTCCCGCCTCCGCCGCCTGAGGCCTGCACCTCTGGCGCCAGGAGCGCGTCGTTGTAGGCGCGTCCAAGGAGCGCCAGGTCTTTGGCAAAGACGTGCGGCGGCGCGGCTTCATCGTATTCGGCGACCTGCTCAAGCGTCCCCATGTCTAAGACCTCCGCTGCCGAGCGCGAGTGTTCTCCCGATTGATCCTGAATCCCCATCGAGCTATCGGCGCCAATCACATACTCTCTCCCGGGAAGCGGTGGACGAAACACCCGGAGTGGTCCTCGTACGTCGTCCAGGAAACGCACCCTGCCCCGCGCTTCCACCAGTCTGCCTCTGCGCCCCACTTCGATCATCGGCTCAATCCACACCAGATCGGCCTGCCTGAAAAAGGGGAGCCCCGACATAATAAACGCCATCTCTGGCGTGGATGGGTACTCCTGATTAAACTTCTCAATATCGCCCTGGCAGCGGTCGGCAATGACCCGGCGGCGCCAGCGGATTTGCCCCCAGGTGAGGGCAAGATCGGCCATGAGCGCTTCTTCATCGCTGTCGAGATCGTCTAAGGGAGCGAGGAGCCTGGAGGTATACTGCGGAAAGGTGTGCCAGGGGAGAAAGACGGGCAGAAACGAGGAATCCCCCGCCACCGCGGCCATCCACTCGTCGTGAAACATGGCCCCGGTATCGACGATGCCGTTGGCGGTCGACTCATCCACTTCCAGAAAAAAGCTCTCTTCGTCTTGCGGCAAACACTGCCGGATGGCGAGGAGCGCGGAGGCCTGCTTCCAGAAGGCCAGCTCCGAGGCGTGCAAACAGGTGAGGTCTGCGCTCCTCGCCGCTTCCGGCGTCCCCGCGGTCGCCAGCTCCAGGGTCGAGTGCCTGAAGCTAATCGCCCGGCGCTTAATGTCTGCGACACCTTCTAAGGGCGAAGAGCGCACAAAGCGCTCGCTCATCTGCCAGATGCGCTCGGCTGGCTGTTTTAAGTGCGCCACGACCAGCGCCTGCGTATAGTCTTGAAAGACACATATGGCAGTTAAGAGCGCTTCGGTAAAGGTAGAGACGCCTTCCCGGCGGGCTTTTAAGATAATCATCTGGATGGGGAGGTTGGCATCAATCCGTGGGGCCACGACCTGCCAGAGCTGCTCCTGCGCCGCGTTAAAGCGCAAGGGCACAATGGAGCGCTCCGGCGTTCTCACCGGCAGCCGCTCCATTAAACGCCGATAGAGCGTCGAGCGCCTGAGTGGCTCCTGCGCCTCAGCCAGCATACGGGTTCCCTGTCGCCTGCTGCGAGCGGCGTATGGCGTCTTCCACGGTTTTCGCCATCTCATCCGTCACAATCCAGGTTGTGCCTGCCGCAGGCGACGAGGGAAACACCTCCTTGGGCACCGCCTGCATCTGTTCCGCGAGCTGCTTCTGGTGCTGGGCCTGCCACCTGGCCATATCCTGCACCTGCAGATGCAGGGCGGCAATCGCATCGGTCAGTTGCACCAGCGCCTGCGTAGGCGGCATGGAGATGGGGGCGCCCCCGCCCGGCTCCCTCACCCCCTGCCGGAGACGCTGCACCTCGCTACGCAAGGCTTGAACCAGCTCGACTGCGGCCGGAACAAGCTGCGCCACCTGCTCCACCTTCACCCCGCACGACGTAAGACAGGTGTGGAGGGGTGTCAGCATCTCCGAAACCGCCTTCGTTACCTGCTCCCGCTCCGCCTGAAGTGTACGCTCCATCTGCGCGAGCCTGTCTCTCAGCGGACCCACCTCCGCCTGCAAGGCCGATTCCGCCGCGAGCGCCCGCCTGAGCGCCCCGTCCGTCCCCCCGTGCGGGTCTGCACCAAACCCGTTCACTGCGGCCTCTGGAGGGATGGCCCGCTCCGGCACCGGGACCTGCCACTCCACCCCCAGGACCGGCTGCTGCACCGGCTGCACGCCCTGTGGCGGCAGCCCCCCGCCTTGTAAGCCTGAAAACGACGCCGTCCCGTACCCACAATCCCCACACTCTTGCCTCCCCGAATGCCACACCGCCCGACAATGCGGACACTGCCACGGCACCAGGGGCATGTTCGTACTCATTCCTTCCTCCTCCTCTCAGGCTCCGGCGCCATATAGCGCATCCCACCCCTCACAAAGGCGGCCCAGGCCTGGGCAAACGCCGCAAGACGCCAGGGATCCCCCCATCCTCCAAGGATCAGGACCCCCATCCCCGGCATGAGGCGAAACACCTCCACCACGACCACCCGCCTGGCTATCCAGCGCGACCTCACCCTGATACTCCTCAGAGCGCTCCTCTCTAAGCACGCCCGCGCCCTGGCGTATGTCACCACATCCACAAGGCAGCGCTGCGCTGGCCACATGGCTTACGGTCCCTCCAACCGGTAGGTGACCACCACCCGCGCCCGACCCACCGCGTCAAAGAGCCCCCCTACCGCCGTTAAGAACACACTCCGCGCCAGCGGATAGAGCAGCGTCCCTGGCGCCAGATTGAAATCCCCCTGCTCCGTCGCGTGCCCCTGTGTCAAAGGAATGTTCGCCCCCCACACGTCCTGTACCGCCCCGTCTCCCACGTCATACCCCGTCATGAGACCTGTCGACCCAAACCCAATCTCGTTCGTGACGTACACCCCGACGTCCTTCGCCCCCTCAGGAATCGCCCCTACAACCTCAATCACCCCCGCCCCATTCACCGTGTCCACATACAACGGACCATTCCTTAAGACGCCACCCACCCCTACCTGCTCATTGCGCAGTACCTCCATCTCATACCCACTCTTCGTGGGATAAATGTCGTAGAGACCATCCTCCGCGTAAAACTCCAACGACCCAAACGTCGGATTATTCGTAAACGGATTGGGTAGCGGCATCGTCCCGTCCAGGTCCGACCATAAACTCCCTAACTCCGTACTCCCCGCCCGACGCACTAATATCTGCACCCCTGGCAGCGCATTCCCTCCAAACTGCACCACATTCCGGTATTTCCCCAGTGCCACGGCGACTCTCCTCCTCGTTCCTGAGTAGGTCAAAAAATCCCTGTGGTGGCGATATCGGGTCGCATTTTTCCACGCGGCCACCCCCCACCGGGCTTGACCCCGCCTGGTGCTGTCGCACACAGTCAGCTCCATGGGACCGCTGGCCCGCGCCCTAGCCTGAGAGATCGTTCGCGTCGGGCTGTGCCCACAGGAACTCCGCCTCCGCCGCCGCCCGCTCCTCGTCGTCTGGCGGTAGCGCCAGCACCTCAGCACCGCCGATGATGTCGTCCATCCATGCTTGATACGCTGCCAGACGCCTGAGCTGCTCGGCCCCTCCGCCCGGCCGATTCACCACCATGCGGATTTTCAGCACCGTGGCCGCGTGACTCATCAGCGTTTGTAAGCGCAACTGCGTCTGCTTGCCCGCCAGATCCTCCCAGTAGTCCAGGCACAGCCGTGACCACGCCTGCCACAGCGCCTCACTCGCAATGTCCCCGCCCTGACGCTCCAACTCTTTCGCCAGCGCATCGGCCAGCGGCCGCCCCGCCCGCGCCGTCGGCACCCAGGAAGGGTCCTGATCCCCTGCCCCGTGCCGCCTGCGCTCCTCCGCCCGCTCCCGCCACAGCGCCTGGCGTGCCCTGAGCTGCGCCATGCGCCCCTCGCGCCGTGCCTCCTCGTAACCCCCACTCTCGTCACTCATAGCCCACCTCCCACCATCTAGTCTCGCACACGCGCCCTCTGGGCACAACCCCCCGCTCTCCGCACTGCGGACGAATTGTACGCGATCTACTTGCTGAGCACACCCCGAAGCTTTCCCGTACAGAACCAAGACTTCTATAAGCACGCCCGAGGGAGAGAGGAGGGGGAAACCTTAGGAAGGGGGTGGTGAGAGTACCTTCCACCAATAAGATCTTCTGAGGTATTACGGGGGGAAATCGGTACTCGCTGTTCGCGGTGAGTGGTGTGCGTGAGTAAGGTGGTGTTCACTGCGTTCACAGAGCAGCGCTGAGAAGTAAGGGCTCACTCGTTGTTGCCATCCGGCGGGGCGTGTCAAAAGTTCGTGTTACGTGCGGCCAGGGCCCCGCAGAGAGGAAGGTGTACCACATATGGGCAGTTGGAGTGCAGCGGGCACTTCCAGGGGACACGGCGAGGCCGCCCCCTGGACCCACAACGCTTGATCCCTCCACCGCGTCTTTCTGGCGCCTAAGGTGTGGGGCGGTACGCAAAGTGGCAATAAGTCACATGGTACGAACAAAGCGCCAACACATGGCACTCCATACTGTCGTGAAGCCACAACCAGACAGGAGCGAGCAAACCGACGTGAGATCACCGAACGGTAGTCTGTAAGGAACCGAGCCGACTAGAACATGCAGCTAGGTTCTAGAAGCGAGTGCAGCGAGCGTGAGCTTTCTGGCCTTTTTGACTTATATCTTAGTAGTTCAGTGAGCAGGTCGCGCCGAATTTGTGCGCTCGCCATGGCCGCTGCCTCACTGAAAAATCCCGCCTTGTCTACGCCCATAGGTTCTAATAGTCAGCGTCTCACTGGACTATTGACATGATAAGCATGGCTGATACTGGAACGTGAGTCCATAAGTTGGCAGAGAACTATTTTCAGTGGCCCCACAAGTCATTGATATGTGGTGCGTTACAGTACCAATAAATCACCACTTACCATATATTTACTATATACATGACACCAGTATAGGCGTATGATGGGGCTACAATCTGATATGGTGATCTAACATGGAGGATAAAGGAGGATAGTAGAACAGTATAGGATGCACCATAAGGGAGTTATGACCCTGGCCGTGCTTAGCAACTGGCAAGCACGGTGGACCCACTGACAACCCAAGTTCTGGCACGCGGTCACACGCCGAGCCGTACCCTAACCTGGAATACTTGAGTGTAGTCTGGTTTGCGCTGGGAATGCAGTGCAGGCTATAGGCGCAGTCGAAACAGGGGAGAGGCACACACAGGGTAAGGCGATCATTCCGTAAGATACCTGGACTGGTACATAGCGAACCTCTAAGCACCGGATAAGGCGCGGTGGAGCGTTGAGGCTACGGGAAGGAGGAACGCAGGAGGAAGGAGCGACGTAGCACGCTAAGGTTGGTACCGCTACACAACTCATGCCTGGATCATGGTAAGGAGAGCCCTCACAACTCTGGAGAGCGCCATGACCCTCATGCATGGAGAGCGCACCTTGCACTGTGACGACGCGCCACTGCAAGCCACAGCCCCATGCTACCACCCAGACATGAGACGGCAACCCGGCAAGTGCAATGCTTGCCAGTGGTCGTAGGGTATTGGTAGCCCTACATGATTAGTCACCTCGAAACCACGAAAGGCAAGACCATGCAACACGCCCACGGTTCACACAGTACTCTCATGGAGTCACGGCAGGGTACGCACATGCCAGACTACGACCCTATCGCCATCCTCAACCCGCACATGGCCAGACTGCCCTGGCACGTAGACCACACCGTACCCACCTCAGCCAGACCAGTAGCCGAGCCGACCGTACCCACGCTACCAAAGCGTGGAGAGTGGAAACGGAATCACGCCAGACGCTATAGCACGCCCCTGGACGTGACCAGCAACACGCCGCTTGGCAATCGCTATGCCTTTGGGGTGTATGGCCGTGATGGAGGAATACAGAAGTATCGACGCTGGCTTTTCCAGCGCATCCAGGAACGCCACGTAGGAGTGATGGCGCAACTCAAACGCATCACACCCGCAAGTACCTTGATGTGTACCTGTCGGGAAAACGAGCGCTGCCACGCTGATGTCATCATACGCGCATGGTCCTGGTTGGTGAGTACTGGTGTTATCCCCAAGACCTGGACCGACGCACACAAGCCAGCCCCCACTTCCACCCTCTCCACCAACTACGCCAACTCCTCCTTGATCCTGCGTAGGGGAGAGACGCCAGAGGCAGAGCCCGAAGTACCACCCGTACCAGTACGGTATACACAAGAGCCAGAGGCAGAGCCAGTAGCCCCACCGAAGAAAGCCAGAGCGAAGCGGCCAGCCTCAAAGCCACGTCGGACGAGAGCGCAGAAAGAACTTGCCTGGATCACCGCAGCCTTGAAGAAAGCCACCGTAGCACCTGATAAAGCGCAGTGGAGCTTCGTACACGCCAGTATCTAACCACACCTCACAACCTGGATTGTTGGGACAAGCACCAACAATCTAGTTTGTGGTGTCAAACTTTTGACAGTGAGGGTACAAAATTTTTTCCCAAGCCCCTTTTTTTCTGCTGAGCTGCACGGTGGTTGACGCTCATCTGCCGGCGTGAGCACAGTGTATGTGCGCTCGCTCCAGGTACCGTCAAGCAACCGTGCATCCATATGCGGGAGAACGTGGCAGCGTGTTCGTCACCTGCCTAAGGTCCCGCGAAACCCATCCCTGCTCGCCCCTGCCCACAAGCCCGGCTGGGGGAGGGAGGGGGCCGGTCCGCCGCTGCGCGAAGCGCCAGCGGCCAGATGGTGGCACACGCCACCTGTCTTTGGCGATCAGGCGAAAACGACTGGAGCAAAGTCTGATGACCCTTGAAGAGATCAGGTCCCGGTATCCCAACCCGGTGAGTGCGACAAGCCCGGAGGCAAAAACAGATGCCTGCGCCTATTGCGTAGGTGGAGCGTTCATGATGACATACGGCTACGCGAGGATGAACAGTGCCAATTTCCCCCCATCTGAGGACCTCGCAGACGCGCTTATGGCGGCGAACCCGTGCCTCATAGTGGTCAACCCGGAGACAGATGTACCGCTGGCGTTTGAATACGCACAGGCGCTCATTGAAGCAAACGACGAGGGCCAGGTCCACATCGCCTGGAGCGTCCTTGAGCTGGCACTCTCGTATAGGGCAACACTGGGAGAGGAGAAGATCAGGTAGCGAGGTGGTGAAAAGAGAAACGCCGCCAGGCTTGCGGGCTAGCACATCCCACCTGGCGGCAAAGGAGATGACCCCCCCAAGGGTCGGTCTACCCACAGAAAGGATAGCACAGATGATCAGCCACGAACAAGCACGGACCGCACTGATCTACGGATTCCAGGCCCAACTCCAGGCCGCGATCGAGAAAGAGGGCCAGGCTGAGGCCTACGGTGAGCGGGTGAAGAAAGCCGCCACGCTGGCCCTCTCCGGCGCGGTATCGCAGATGAATACGGAGGTATACCTCGTGCAGGGCAGTGCGCCCGAGCCCTATCAAGTCAACGGCGCCTGCCAGTGCATTGACTACCGGCGCTACTGCGAAGGAAAGACCGAGTGTGCCCCGAAGGGCATTTGTAAGCACCGCCTGGCCGTGTGGCTGGTGCGGAAAACGGAGGCCCATATGGCGAAGACGGCTCATAGTCATCTGTACACCTGCGGGCACGCACAGGGTCGTGTGCTGTGCTACGCCGAGCCCTGTGAGGAGAAAGATCTCCGCTGTGAGGCGTGCTACGCCCGCGCCGGCCAGGACGCCCAGGTGATGGCAACACCAGAGCCGGAGGAGGAACTCGTGGATGTGACCAGGGAAACGCAGCTCCAGGAGGTGGAGGAAGAAGAGGAGCGGGAGGAACTCGCCGAGACGGAGGAAGAAGCTCCCTGCCCACTCAATTACACCGCGGCCTCTGAAGCCGGGATGTACGAGCGCTACGTGCCCGAGCCGGTGCTAGAGCCGCAGGAGCCTGAGGGGTGGGGACCACTCCCCGAAGCGCCCACGTCGGTCTACTTGAAACTGCGCTTACCTGGTGGGCATGAGCTGTCCTGGACCATGCGGTCGATGCGCGAAGGTGGCGCCGGCGATCAGGAAATCCTGGCTCGCATGCCGGTGGTGCTGGAGGGATTGCAGAAACTGGCCGAGCGCAGCCAGACCAAAGGCCGCTGGCTGGCTCGCCTCTCGACCCTGTTTGCATGGACGAGAGAAGACTAATCATCAACCGAGGGGGCGACACGCCCCCTCCCGCAAGGAGCGTCAGCGTGGATCGACGTCAACCGTATACCGTCAAAGTGCAGGTGCAATGGCGCAACGCTGGTCAGTGTAGTTGGGATGATCATCCAACCGAGATGAGTGTGGCATCCCGGAAGGTCACCGAGATTATCGCCGCCGATGGCACGAGCATCCTCATCCACACCAGTGAGCCCATGTATTGGGCGCCGCCACAACCAGAGCACGAAGAGGAATAAAGCTCAATCGCCTGGAGAGGGGCACTCTCCAGGCCCAAGGGGTCCGTGACAGATGGCAGTCACGCTGAGGATGGCGGCAGCTTCCGCCGAAACCCCCCACGGGAAGGAGAAGCACATGGCAGACGACACCCCCAAGAAGCGCTGGAGTATCCGCCTCTATTACACCTACGTCGACGAGTACGTTGTCACGGCCGAAACGATCGAGGAAGCCTACGAGATGGTCGATGATCCGAAGGCCCACCCGGATACCGTCGCACTCGTAAACGAGAACGAGTACGTCGACTTCGATTCAGCCTGCGGTAACGAGCTGGCTGAGGACGGATCGTACATCGACGACGTGACCGAACTTGCCTCCTAGAACGTGACAGTACGTGTCACGTATCCACTCCCAGGCGCGTGTGCTCACAGCACATATGATGCGCCCTCTCGTTTACTTCACCCTATCACCAGCCTCAGCCCAAGGAAGGAGGAGGGAGGGCTGAGCACGCTTCCGATAAGGAAGATTATGTCAATTCTCCTGGACCTGTGCGTCGTATCATTACTGTAGCTTATGGAGACCCCATGACGAAGACCGAACGTATCGCCGAGCTCAACGACCTGTGCCGCCAGGCCCCCGGTCTCTGTGGCCGGTGGGTGATGACCCCTGGTATTACCACCCTCCCCCCCGCGCTGCAGTCTCGGATTCGTGAGCGTGTGGAAACGTACAGCGACTTCACGGGGGACAACAACCCGTGGGGTGAAAGGGACTTTGGTGACTTCGAGGAAGGAGGTGTGAGCATCTTCTGGAAGATTGAGTATTGCGACCTGGACTACGAGTTGCACAGCGAGGATCCCAGTAATCCCCGCGTGACGCGCCGCGTCTTAACCATCATGCTCAAGGAGGAATACTGATGGTAGCAATGCTACTCAAAGGCTGGTGTCAGGACCGCTTTGACGCCTTCGATGATCCCATCCTCCTCATAGGTTTCACCGTGGAAAGCTGTGACTATCTGCTGGAGCTTATAGCCACAGTCCGCACCATGCACGGTGCGAAGTATCTGAACTACCTGTACAGCCTCACCCTGTGGGATTATCAAGCGAGCTGGCTTTCGCAATCGCACCTCCTGGCGCACATTGAGGCAGACTCGGGCACAGAGGAGCGCTACATGGATGCCGAAGACTTCTTCACCCGACTATCTGAGGAGAGCATCATTGAGGTCGACTTCGCCAGGTATCCCTTCCAGTTCCTGCCCGAAGGAGAGGAGCTGATGCCGGTCGAAACCTGCCAGCTTGTGGTAACACGGGAGCATGTGCGGTGGAAGTGCAACTTGAAGCATGCCTCTGTCCCTATGCACAGCGTCGAACTGAGTGCCGAGTGGCTGACCGACCTGCGTAACCGCCTGAAAAGAGACGCCAATGTCTAAGTGGAGTGTGCTGTTACTGTATCCGGATTACCTGAGGAGTGATGATCCGGCTGAGACGTTTTATACCAGTGTGGAAGCCAAGACGGTGCGCCATGCCGTTCGCCGCGCCGCCATTGAGTGTATCGTCAGCAATATGTGGGCAGGGACTGAGGAGAACCCAAGCCCGGTTATGGCACTCAGCGACTTTCGCCCGCTCCTTGTGATTGAGGGCGAGCATAACGATCGTGCATGGGAGGCATAAGATGCAAGCATGTCCGCAGTGTGGTCACACCCTCTTCAGAGTCGGCCGCTACGTCACCATCTGGCAGACGCTGGTGGTTGAAATCGTGGATGGTAATAGGAAATACACCGAGGTGGAGGAGGAACTCCACGACATCCTTGATGCTGACGATTTCAGTGGCGCCGCCGAGTACATGGAGTGCGGAAAAGAGGTGAGACTCGAAGACCTGTGGCTCTAGTCCCTCAAAGCGTGCGTTGCCCCGGTACCTGAGGAGTGCGCCTCGGATACCGGGGCTGCGTGCGCGTCACATGGCAGTCACCTTCCAACACACGAAAGGATACCAGTATGACGATCCCACTGACAAGTCCCGATCCGCAGATTCAGGAAAAGCTCGACACCAACCCAGCCCTGGTGGAGGCGCTCGAAGCCTACATGGCCGATGCCAGGTGGGTGACGAGGAGGGTCATGGCCGGGGTGTGGACGAGGTTCCTGCAGAGCGACTGGGGCCGGCCGTTTGGTCCTTCAGCCCTGGATGAGGATGACATCCGGCCCGTGCTGGACACCACGCCCGTGGTGGTGACACTGCCTGCGCCGGAGGTGGTGCCCGCCCCTGCCCCAGTGGTCCACACGAATGGGCATACGCCCAAGGCCTCGCCGAGCCAGGCTGATCTCTTTGAACTCTTAGCCCGTGGCGTGCGGGATCACCTGCCCCCGCAGGACGTGACGCTCGATGAAGGGAAGGTGCAGGGACTCATCGATAAGGCCCTCCTGACCAGGAGCCAGGTGGTGAAAGTCCTGCACCAGTTGCAGGTGAAGCGCCAGGAGGAGGTCCTGGCTGATGTCGAACTGGAAGGTGAGCTGCCCTACTGGTTTGATCGGGTGTATAAGACCGCCCTCTGCCGGGTGCATCAGCTCCTGGTAGGTCCTCGCGGGTGTGGCAAAACCCTCACGGCCCAGCTCCTGGCACAGGCTCTCTCGCTCCCGCTCTACACCATCTCGCTCTCCCAGGGGGTGGACGAGGGCGTGCTTCAGGGCTGGCTCCTCCCGGTCGATGAGCACATGAAGTTTTCCTACGTGCGCTCGAAATTCGTTAGGGCCTACGAGGAGGGCGGCGTGGTGCTGCTCGATGAGTTAGACGCGGCAGATAACAATGTGCTGATGATCGTGCACGCTGCGCTGGCCAATGGGCTGTGGGATATCCCGCTTCGGGGCGAAGGCGCCCCACCGCTCGTGCGCCACGACAACTTCATCGTCATCGCTGCCGCTAATACCCACGGGCACGGCGCCGACCGGGTGTACGTGGGGAGGCAGCAGCTTGACGGGGCGACCCTCGATCGCTTCGCCATGGGCAGGCTCGAGGTGGACTACGACGAGGAGATGGAGCGCCGCGCCTACCGCTCTGTCCACGCAGAGATTGGACAACGCCTCCGCGCTCGGTGCAGGGCACAGCAGGGCTGGACCCGCGATGTGTCGACCAGAAACATTGCCGATGCAGTAAAGCTCTCGGCGCAGTTCAGTCCCGAGGAAGCATGGTTCGGGTACTTCGCCGACTGGAAGGACGGGGACCTGAGCAAGGTGGGCGTGGTGCGTGATCGCAAGCGCATGCGCGTGGTGGTGGAGTAAGACACCGCTGGGGGTGGAGGTCCACCCCCGTACAACCGAGAAGGAACCCCCCATGTGTCACAAGGTGAAGCCCGGAGACCTGGTCCTCTGGAAGCGTGACGGCACCATTGGGCACTACCTCGCCCGGGTGGTGCGCGTGCGCTGTCAGGGACCACGGCCCATCCGGATTCAGATTCTCGATCACGAGTGGTGGCCGGGATCGACGCTCAAAGACCAGTGTCGCTCGGTGCGCGTCGGCAGTATCAAACCTATCCAGCAGATCTAACAAGGAGACCCCCCCCCATGGAAAACATCCAGATTCCTGGTGTGCCTGCCGATGTCGCACACTTTGAAAGTCTGAGCGTGCTGCTCGACGCCGTGGAAGCGACGGGAGAGAACGGCGTCTACCGTGCCATCCCCAGAGCGCGTGAACATGACAGCATCGTCCTGACAAACCTTGACTTTTATGGCCCACCCCTGTACAGGTTCGTCGACATGTGCCGCAGTGGGCAGGGCTTTGAGCGGGAGTTGCACACCATCAGTACCATGGTAGATGATCTGGTGGCGAAACTCCCCCCACTTCCCACCATCCAGCGCGTCCGCCAGCACGGTGCACAGGGAAGCACACTCCGTGTCCACTCGGTTCTGCGCGGAGATTTGCAGCACGCCTGGACCAGGACCGAGCGGCTCTCTCGCCTGAGTACGCGGCCGATTATGACCATCATCGTCGATGCCAGTTTCCTGGCAGACCGAGGTGAGCAGGATCTGTTCTGGTCCGCGGCGGCAACTCTGGCCCTCACCCAGATACTGGAGCAGGCCGGCCGGCGCGTGGCCCTCATCGCCTGCGAAGCCTCGCATCAAGCGGTGGGATACCATATCAACCGTGACCTCACGCGTATCACCACCACCATCCTCAAAGACTATAGCGATCCCTGGAACATTCAGGACGTTATCTGTACCACGAATCTCGCCTTCTTCAGGCGGCTGTGCTTTCGCTTGAGAGAAGCGTCACCGCTGGGTGTGCAGCCAGGCTACGGGTATACCTGCCCGAAGCCAACCAAGGACCGTATCTACCGCACACTGGCAGACGTCTACGGCTGGCCCGAGCTGCTGCGCGGAGCTGACCCCAACAGTGACGGGGTGAATTCAGAGATGCGGGCCTTTCTCTGGATAGCGCAGACCCTCAAGGCCCTGGGTGCCGAGTAATCACGAGTGGACATAGGGCGTGTGCACCTATGTCCACGCTCACAACCTGAAAGGAGACCCCATGCAACCGAAGCTCGTGAAGATTGAAATCCCGAAGAAGACCCTGGCCACCAGGAAGGCCGTTGGTGACTGGCTGAAGATCCTGGGGAAAGAGGGACTGCTCGGCTCGCAGCGCTGCACCAGTGATGCCTTGCGCGTGGCCCTCACCTACACGCTCAGGGACTGGCAGCGCTGGACCACGGAGGAGGGCAGTGTGTGCAAGGCCATGGCGTCCTCCCCCACCAAGCAGCAGGGCGTCATTACCGACATCGACATCCAGGAGCGGACGCCCGAAGGGGCGAAGTACCGCACCCGGATTTGCCGGCTCTCCTGCCAGGAGGACGGCATCCCCAAACGTGAATACGGGGAGGTCCCCGAGCGCTTCCGGCCACTCTACGATCAGCTCGGCCCGGAGCAACTGGTGTGGCTGGGAGAAACCCATCTCTTCGATCAGGACCTGCGCGATCTATGCGAAGCCCTGATCGGAGATGCGGCCGATAACATCTGGCCAGGGGTGTGGCTGTGCCTTGACGAGGCGCCTGGCCTGAATCATATCGCCCACCTGGGACTCCTGGTCACCAAGGGCCAGGTGACGGTGAAGACCCTGACGCTGGAATTCTCCGAAGCCAACCGCCTGCTCCTCGCCGAGGAGCTGGCCGCCGAGTACGCCAAAACCCTGGAGCACTTGACAAAGCGCCTGGGGTATCCTAAACCTACTATAGAAGCGATTGAGGCTGACTATCTCACCCTGTGCGAACGTATCATGAAGGCACAGGAAACGCTCGGGGTAGAGATTCCCATCCTTGAGCAGCAGTGTATGTTTGAAGAACTCCTGGCCACAACCGAAGCCTAGCACCAGAGGGGGCGAAAGCCCCCCAGAAGGAGCCCCCCCCATGGAGATACTGATTGGTCTTGTTGCGCTGTTTCTCTACTATATTGCGCTCCCAGTCGCCTGTGTCATGATCCTCCTAGTAGTCCTGTTTTCTCTGGATGGATAAGGAGACCCCTGTGGAACTGCATTGCTTCAGAGCGATCCAGAAACTGGACACCATGAGCGAGCCGGTGTCCAGGGCAGAGAACCGTTTTCTGCTCACCCTGAAACGCTCCGGCCTGGCCCACGTCAGCCCGGATGATAAACTTGAACTGGCCAGGATGGTGGAAGACTACCTGGGCGATCACCACCTGGCCGCCGAACTCTTAGGGCAGCAAGCACTGCTCTAAGACCAGCATGGCAGTAGAACGTGACACCTACTGTCATGTATAACGATGTGTCACAAGGTTCACTCTAGCACAGACGGAGACCCCCCAATGGCGATCACACTCCTTATGGGACATGTGTCCCCAGACACCGCCCACGTAACCGAAGACTACCCCTACTCCTTTCACCTGCGCTGCCAAAGGCGGGAGTGGCTGGAGTATCGCCCGAAGTTTGGCTACCGCCTCTGCACCCAGACTACCAATCCGAAAAAGGGCGACCGCTGGAACGCTCCCAAGTACAGTACGTATAGCTATCTGGCGGTCATGTACCTGGATGAGCAGGGCCATGTGCAGCAGGCAACGCTGCACCTCTACCGCAGTGTGGCTGAGGTGGAAGCCTTCGAGCGTGACTACGGTGCGGCGCTCGATCCGGTGCGTGAGCTGCCGCTCCTCCGCGCCATGCTGTCCTATGCGAGAGCCCAGGAAGCGAAACGCGCCAGCCAGGCCTAACACCTACCCGGGGGAGGGAACTCCCCCACCCAAGGAGACCCCCATGGACTTCCGCGTCTTCAAAGGCCAGGACACCAGGCAGGTAGACGGACATACCTGCAAGGCGGCAGAGCCCGAAAGCTGGTATTACGAGCCACGGGATTATCCCGGAGACGTCCTCTATAGCCCGGCCTTCCCCACCTGGGAGGAGGCAGTAGCGGCTGGTGAGGCGGAATTTTGTACGGCGGAGAGTCTGCGCCTGGATTCCCGCATTGACTACGAGCTGGCACGGTTGGGCTGGAGCTGCGACACGGCCCCCGAGGGCTCGAGTACGCTCGATGCCTGGAACACCGAAACCGAGGGCGTGATAGCGCTGTTCGATGAGCAGGAAACAACGCTGTGCTACGGCGAGCCACTCCTCGAAACGCTCCGGACCCTGAAGCCAGGCGTCAGTTGGAATGACCTGTGGGATGCGATCATCCCGCATGTGGTCGAATCCTAACCACCCACCCGGGGGCTCCGGCCCCCCACCCAAGGAGACCCCTCCCATGTACACGATTGACCCTGCAGGGCCCTGGAATTTGTACACCGTGACCATCCCCACTGGCGCCACGGTGCATGGCACCATCGCCCGCGAAGATGGCTTTACCGGCGCCCTGATCCAGATGCACACGGGCATCTACACGCAGATGAATGCCGGCGTCATGCGGAGCCTGGAGCAGCGCCAGGTGCAGCGCGCCCTCAGAGACGCCGTGCGCCATCCCCTCGCCTTCACGAGGAGGGAGGTGCGCGTGCTCCTCGATGCGCTCAATGCCCACCTCGCCGGTGATCCCACCGAAGGCGATCTGTGCTGGACTGAGGCGCAGTGTGAAACCGCGGCGCGGGTCCGCCTCATGCTGATTACCTACCTGCAACGAGAGGAGTAGACCAGGACACAAGTGCCTAGCCATCACATTTCCCTGGCTGCATGGCGCGCAGAGGTGTAGAGTACCCAGCACACTTTAGCGCTGGTTCGAGAGGAGACCTCACGCCGCGGACGGGGGGGTGTGATGGCGTGTCACCCTATGCTGTTGGTGCAGGGCGGTGGCTTACACGCGCACCGCGTCTGCCTTCTCCCGCCGCATCTCCTCCCGGTACCAGACCTTCAGGATGTAGAGAAGCTGCTCATTCAGGCTCCGGCTTTCTTCATGCGCCACATCCCGCGCCTTGTCGAGGATCTCCTCTGGCAGGCGCAAGGTGATCCGTTGGTAGTCGGCTGCCATAGAGGCAGGTCTGCCCATAGCTGTGCTCCCTCCTTCTCGTGGTTAGACCAGGTGTCCTGTCGTGGTTGCTCCCACACGCTCCTCAGCACGTTGCTTCAGAATTGCCCGCAACAGACGGATGACATGGGTATTGAGTGGTCGGCCAATCTCTTCCGCCTCAACGCGCAACTCGGTAATCAGATCCTCTGGAAGACGCAACAGAACCTGCTTGTAGTCAGACGCCGGCGTCTTGTGACGTGCCATCCATGCTCCTCCTTTCCCCAATGTAGAACACAAGAAATAATACTTGATATCAAGCAATATATCGATATAATTATATCGATCAACTTTACCATACTTTCCACCATGTGTGCTACAGAAGAACATTTTTTTGGAGGAGATCATGGCAGACAAACGGAGAGAGCGCCCCCCGGTAAGCGAGTATCAGCAGAAACTGCGCGACCCACGCTGGCAACGCCGGCGGCTGGAAATCATGGAGCGCGATCAGTGGCGCTGCCAGATCTGCTTCAACGATGGAGAAACGCTTCATGTCCACCATCGCTACTATGAACAAGAGACCGAGCCCTGGGAGTATATGGATGTAGCTTTAGTGACTCTCTGTGCCACATGTCATGAGAAAGAGACAAACGCACGAAGAGAAGCCGAAGAGTGGTTATTGCGTTCTCTCTATGATTGTGAATTATTTTCGCATCATCTACTGAGATTAGTCAGTGGATTCATGTATTGGGAACAGGTGCATATGGTCGATGTAATGGTCGATATGCTTGCATGGGCTCTTGGAGAGAAAGAGATTATGGATGAACTTCTGGAAAGATATTTTGATGATCTCAAGGAACGTCATCCAGTCAAGTTTGAACAAGGTAAAATGTTTGCACCAAGGCACTGGAGAAAGCCATGAGCATAAAGGTCATGCTCTGCTCTAAGAAAGGAGGATATCCTATGCAGGCGCCCAACGATCCTGGAACAAGCAAGCTCCTCATTCATGAAGAACCGCTCCAAGTCTTGCCGAGCTTGGCAGTGGCGTTGGGCGACCTCAACGAAGCGATTGTCTTACAGCAGCTTCACTACTGGCTTAGGCGCAACGGGCATGAACGTGATGACAGAACGTGGATTTACAACACCTACGAGGACTGGCATACCCAGTTTCCCTTCTGGTCCATTTCGACAATCAAACGCACCATCCTCTCCCTGCAGAAGAAAGATCTGGTGCTGACCGCAAATTACAACCACAGCGCCATGGATAAAACCAAGTGGTACGCCATTAACTATAAGCAACTCAATAACTTGATCACTCCAGAAGTGGGTGATCCCATCGATCGTGTCAACTTGACCCCATCGACGGCTCACATTGACCCCATCGATGGCTCAGATTGCTCCCATCTCTTTTCAGAGAATAACTCCAGAGATCTAGAACACTCACTCACTACGTTCGTGAGTATGGACGGTGATGATCGCGCAACGATCACATCGTCCCAACTAATAACCACTGTGCAGAGTAATGGACATATCGCGGTAAAGAAAACCCCCAGGAAAAAACCGGTCACGCCGCTCGCAGAGGATGATTGGCTCCGCGCTGTGCTCCTCGAATATAACGACGTCATTCCCTTTCAGGCGATGAACGATGCCACCTGGTGGATTGAAGTCTCCAGGCAACTCAAAACCTATTTCAACGCTGACTGGCTACGTGGGCAGTTCAGCGCCATGACCACCTATTTCATTGAACGTCCGCACAAGGAACCCTCAAAGAACTGGAAAGGTTTTGTCAGACGATGGCTTAATAACGGCAAGGAACATGACCGGAGGTATACCAGTGGGACGCAGCAGATACGACGATACCGAGACTGAGGACGTCAAAGCCCCGAAGAAGCCCCCCTCCTGGCGCTGTACCCTGTGCCTGGATGCGGACCCGCAGATCCGCTACACGCACTTGATCGACCTCGCCATGGACCATACGTTCGAGGCGATCGAAGCCCATCTGTGGGACGCCTTCCGCGCTGGCACGGTGCTCCCTGAGAGCCGCATTCAGGGCTACGTCGCCGACCGCGTGGCATGGGTGAAAGATCAGGTGCTCTCCTATAGCGGCATCCCGGATGAGGAGACGGGTGCTCCCATGCCGTGGCACGTTGCCAGAAGGAAGGTGCACGCCCAGTTCCGTGCGGCCCGTGGTGCCGCGCCACCCCCGCCACCGCCAGTCCCAGAGCCACCGCCTGCGCCAGCACCGCCGCCCACGCCGGAGCCGCAGACGGACATCCCCGAGCCAGCCTCCCTCGAGGACTGGCACAAGGCGCTCGATGAGATGGTCGGAGTCCTGGCAGACGACTATACCCCTGAAGAGGAGGATGACTGATGCCCCAGGCCACGAAGAAACGCTCACCCCCCACGCAGACAGCGCGGCTCTATCGGCGCTGCCCGGCCTGTGATCACGTCCTGGTGGAGGTGGTGAGCGACGGAGGAGAGCTACTCGAACTCGATACCAGCCTGGCGAGCTGGGTGATCTCCGGCCGCGAGACGGAAACGGGCCACCATGTGGTGGTCCAGGGCAGGGGCTATCCCCTGCATACGTGCCCCTTAGCGAGGTAACCCATGGAAACGACCCTGGAAACGACTGACACCCGGAAGCGTGTCAGCACCCTGACGCCCTTTGAAACCACCCTGATGCATAGTCGGGAGAGTCTCCGCACCATCTTTGATGATCGCAACAAAGCCGATGCGCTCCTGGTAGAGATCGTCAACTGTGCCAGGAAGACGCCGGCGCTGATGCGCTGCACGCCAGAAAGCATCATCCACGCGGTCGTCCGCCTGGCCTCGCTGGACCTCAACCCGGCCATCCCGGCTGAAGCGTACCTCGTCCCCTACGGCACCGAGTGTACCCTTATCTACGGGTACGGTGGACTCCGGAAGCTGGTCCTGCGCTCGCCAGATGTGGTCGATGTCTTTGCCGAGACGGTGCACCAAAACGACGTCTTCCGGCAGGCAGAAACCCCGATCGTGCTGCCCTACCACCAGCTTCCACCGCCGCAAAACGATGGCACGTTTACCCCCAGGGGCCGTGCCGTGGGCTATTACGCTGCAGCCCTCCTGCGCTCGGGGAACTGGCGCGTCGTGGTGCTCTCCAAAGCGGAAGTCGATGGCCACAGACAGCGCTACTCTGCAGCAGCACAGGGGAAATTCTGGGCCGATAACCGCCCTGACCTGGAAGGTCTCACCAACTTTGACAAGATGGCGATGAAGACCTGCCTGAGAGAGTTGTGCTCCCCACGGAAGCTCTCCATCTCGGCGGAAATTACCCAGGCCCTGGAAGGTGAAGAAGCCATCCTGAGACAGCCGGCCGCGGTGCACCAGGGCTACGACCGGGAGACTGGCACCCGCACCCCGCCGCCCTTGAGTGCCCCCAGTGAGGACCTCCTGGCCGATCTGGTCTCCGACCTCGCCGGCGACCATGCTACCCTCGAGTCGCACCTTGAGGAGGAGCGCCAGACCCCTGCGCCTCAGCGAGCTCAGAGAGCTGCGAAAGCCAGGGTGGCCCCCAGCGCTCCTTCGGCGACACCCCCAGCCCCCCCACAGAGGGCAGGGGGTGAGCCGCCCCTGCCGTTTGATCCCTCCGAATCCGCCCGGATGGATGAGGAACTGGCCTCCCAGAACGCCTGAGTCTGGCAGTGACCGTGGGGCCACGCCTGTGCGGTCACTTCCTCCTTGCAAGAGAGGTGTGCTTATGTTACACAGAGAGACAGAACAGCCGTTACAAGTGATTGCAACGTGTGAATCGAGCGCAGCCCCTTACCCAGAGGATCCCGGCAATGGCGAGCGCAGCCGGCTATCCAGAGGACCCCGAAGCACAGGAGCGCAGCCGTGTCATGGAGGACCACGGACAAGAGAGCGCAGCCGTTTGAAGGGAGGATCCCGCGGGAAATGAGCGCAGCCGCAAAGGGAGAGACCCCCGGAATCCTGGAGCGCAGCCGCTGAGAAGACAATCCCGACGTACCGAGCGCAGCCGGGATATACGAGGACCACGAAAGAGGATAGCGCAGCCGCAATGGTAGAGAAACCCCAATAGATACGAGCGCAGCCGAATGACAAGAGTATCCCGAGAGGAGAGGAGCGGAGCCGAAAGCCCCGAGAACCCCGATGTGACGGAGCGGAGCCGTATCGAATGAGCATCCCGTGAAAAGAGCGCAGCCGCTGGACGCGAGAATCCCGCTGTCCATGAGCGCCCAGAAGGAGCATCCTATGCCCGTCCCAGACATTGCCCTGGTTCCCGAGGAGTACATCGACTTTGATCTGACCTTACGCCTGGATCGTGATCTCGCCATCGCGGCCGGGAACTTGACCCCCCTCCAGCAGCGCTTCCTGGTGGATATGTACTACCAGGTGCAGGAGTCACGCAAGTCTGCCGCCAACCAGCTCCGCTCTGCCAGGGAAGAACCCAACGCCTTTATCACCATGCTGGCGGCGTATCTCATGAAGTTAGAGCGCACAATCGTCAGCGCCCTCAACAAGGCCACCGACCAGCGCCCGGTGACGGCGTGGGCGAAGCGGCAGCACGGGATTGGCCCCGTACTCACGGCGGGCTTTGCGGCGCACATCGACATCCATATCGCCAAAACGCCTAGTGCTATATGGCGCTATGCGGGACTCGACCCAACCGTCAAGTGGGCCAAGGGGCAAAAAAGACCATGGAATGCGGCCTTGAAGGTCTTGTCGTGGAAATTGGGTGATTGCTTCTGTCTTAAGCCTGATCAAACCGTAACAACCAGGCGTGGCTATATCCCCATCTGTGAGGTCGTTAGGGGAGATGAAGTTCTTACGCACCATGGGCGCTGGCAGCGAGTAACGGACGTTCTCGTGCGCGACTATGCTGGCCCACTCGTCCAACTACGGGCGTTTGGACGAGCAAATCAAGGGCCATGGGTGACGTATGGACATCCTGTCTATACCCGTCAGCGTCCAGTCATCTACTACAGCGAGGGAGAGAGGCAGCGCTGGAAACATGGAGGAAGAGTCCAAGAGCAGCGCTTTGTTCGCGCCGCACAGATGCGTGCATTGTACGAAGAAGGCTTGTTACTGAAAGAGATTGCTACTCGCTTTGGCGTCAGCGAAGCCACAGTGTCACGAAACGTACGGTATCTCAATAATGCCTACTCTTCTATGCCTGTAGGGTGGATCGACGCCGAAGACATCCAGCGTGGATGGGATATTTATAGCCCGACTATCCCTGCGACGGCGGCCCGTCTCATGCTAGACTTCCGCAGTCTTCCCGACTTGCTCCCAGTAGGAGACCACCAGGTGCGCGCACGAGGGAATCGTGCTATTCCTGTTCCAGCCACGGTCGCTGTCACAGAGCAAGTTGCTCGTCTCATTGGTCTCTATCTGGCAGAAGGGCATGCGGCGTCACATCAGGGACAACTTGGCTGGTCATTCCATCTCAACGAGCGGAGGTATCAGGAGGAGGTCAGACAGACTATCGCTGAGGTTTTTGGACTTAACAGCAGTCTCTATGAGTATGTCGCTGGTCACTCTGCCCAGGTCATCGTGGCTTCAAAGCCACTCGTTATGCTGTTTGCCCACCTCTTTGGCTCGCATGCTCACACCAAACACCTGCCACCCTCCTGGCTCGAAACACTTGGAGACGCTGAGGCCCGAGCGCTTCTTCGTGGGCTCTATGATGGCGATGGGCATGATTATCACGGCGACAAACCTGGAGAAGTCCTTACAACGGTCTCGAAGACTCTCGCCTATCAGGTGCATGATCTCGTGAGGCGTCTTGGCATGCTTGCGTCTATCAATGTGGACAAGGAGGTCTATAAAGTCCGCATACAAGGACGAGAGATTACCGCTGAATGGACGCCTACCGGCACCTGGCATAGCGTGAAGTCCATCCCAGAAACCTTCTATGCCGGCCCAGTCTACAATCTCGAAGTGGCTAACGACGAAAGTTATGTCGCAGAAGGGATTGCTGTCCATAACTGTAAGTTCCACAACCACGAGAAGTGCTTTTACGGGCACATCTATGCCGAGCGCAAGCAACTCGAAGTGATGCGCAACGCCCGGGGAGATTTTGCCGCGTTGGCGAAAGAGACGCTCGAAGTCCGCAAGATCCAGGATAAAGAGACCCGCCTGGTCTACGAGTCCGGGAAGCTCCCGGCCGGGCGCCTGGAGCTGCGGGCCCGCCGTGTGGCCGTAAAGCTCTTTCTCGCCCACTGGTTCGAGGTCGACTTTACGCATACCTTTGGCGTGCGCCCGGAGCTGTCGTATATTCTGATGCACGATCCAGAGACGCATACCCACTACATCCCACCGCCCCTGTGGGATCCGCCCGTAGACGTGAAGGCGCCAGCACCTAAAGCCGAAGACAGTGAGCATCCCGCGTAAAGAGAGCGCAGCCGTCATCGCTGATCAACACGTCAAAAGTGAGCGTAGCCGAGTCTGGTGAGCATCACGTAAAACATGAGCGGAGCCGTATAGGAAGATCACCACGTCAAAGGGGAGCGTAGCCGAGAGCCCAGAGAGTCCAGTTAAACCTGAGCGCAGCCGTAGATAAGAAGAACCCCGAAGCACAGGAGCGCAGCCGCTGTGTGCTGAGAACCCCGCATGAGAGGAGCGTCAGCCGCTCTCCACGAGCATCCCGTTGGAAGAGAGCGCAGCCGAAATAGACGAGTATCCCAAAGAGATCGAGCGCAGCCGTCAGGCTGGAGCACCCCGTAACGCCGAAGCGACGAGGGCACCAGGGCGTCACCCTCGAAGGTGACGCCGGTCCCACGTCCTGGCAGTGTGCCCTTGACTTAGAGCCTGCCAGACTTTGCAGGAGAGATGCCCCCATGGCGTCCTGCCGGCACGCGCCCTCCCCTGAGCGCCTGATGCCCTGGCAGAGGGAGACTGAGGTTCGTGAGCGGGCCCCGCGCTTGCACGTCATTAGCAAGCTGCCTGAGGCCTGCGGCCATACTCAGGGCTTGAGCCTCAGAGCAGGGCTGTCCCAGGGGCATTCCCTCCTCGGAGCCAAGATAGACAATAATTTCCACACTGACACCCAAAAGGGAGGCAAGCGTCAGGGCCTTGCCCAGTGAGGGGGAGTTTTCCCCAGACTCAATTTTGGCAATGTTCGTGTGGTCCGCATATCCCGCGGCCAGACCAAGCGGCCGCTGCGAGAGACCGTGTAATTCCCGCAGACGCTTGAGACCGCGACCAAAATTCTGCCGGATCACGTCGTCTGCATAGAGGGCTAACATACCGCATCTCCTTCGTCAAAGACCATAGGCCCGCACCGATGTGCTATCACCACACATTTTATCGAAGACGCCTGGCAAGTGAAAGCAAAAACTTGTGCTTGATCCACACACCCATGTGCGCTATGTTATGGGTACAAAATCATCGCACAGGGAGAGGACAGGGCAATGCGGTTGGGGCTGAAAAAGGCCCGTGCCGAGCGAGGACTCACGCAGCAGGAGCTGGTGTGCGCCTTAAAGGCACGAGCGCCGCATATCAAACTGGTACGCGCCACCATTTCCAAGTACGAGCATGGCGTCTACGATATTCCCGGACGCACGCTTGAACTCCTGGCGCAAGTTCTCGATACGCCTATGGATATTCTCTATACCACGACGCCCGGCCTTGGGCGGCAACCCCCCAGGATATGAAGGAAAGGCCCCCTTTGGCATACATAACGCATCCCCAACTCTTTGAGGAACTCTGCAGCCTGGCCAATGGACTGCAGTCCCTCCTCGACCACACTCCCGAAGGGGCGATCCATGATGCCCTCTCTGCCTGCATCCTGCGTCTCGATCAGATTATCGACCACCTGGTCGAAGGCGAGGCCCCGGAGGCTGGGCGAAGGAGCGAAGCATGCAACGACTCGAAGGGATCATCGTCGCCCTGCTGATGTTTCTCATCTGGCTCTACGCCGTGGGCTGTGTCTGTGCCCGCTTCACTGGAGGAGAGGAGGACGAATAACGTGGCTGAGGGATCCCTGAGCGGCATCTATCTGCCCATTCTCCGCAACTGGCGCAGACAGGCTGTCCCCATTGAAGAGGTGACCGAGCGCGAACTGGAGCGCTACGAAGGCGAGCACCCCGAGATGGGCTGGCACTGGGCGAAAGCCCTGATTGCCCGTCTCAAAGACACCAGGAGCCGGGTGGAGCCGCCTCCCTCCTACGAGCACTACGTGCGCCTCCTCTCCTGTGTGACGGCGGTCTACAAGAAACGCCTGGCCGGTGATCCCCAGATGAGCTGGGAGGCACTCGATAGCCTCATGGCGCAGACCCTCGACGCAACCCTGGGGACGGAGCGCTTCCGCGCCTGGTGTGCCCGGGAAGTGACGACCTTAAGGCAGGAGGCGCCGCCATGCTAACCGAGCCGTGGCGGATTCTGCGCCATGAAGAGCTGTCCTATCTTCTGTGTCTGGTCTGTAACTCGATCGATCCCGATCCCGACGCGGTGGCCATGAAGCGCTGCCGCGCCTGTGGTCTCACGCTGCCTGCCCTGCCCCCGGCGTATACCGCCGAGGAACACCGCAGAGAGCGTGCCTTCGCCCTGGCCAGGCGTGGCCGGGCCATCTACCCGAAAAGGACCCCCCCCAATGATTCACGAACCACGTAGTAATGTCACCTTTCTCAGCGATCTGGAGAGTGCCAGGCCCAGTGCCCTCCTGGCCCATCTCGATCCCGCGCTTCTCGTCGGACACTACGTGAAGCGGGCCTTTGCCGCTCGCCGTACCCAGCGACTCGAACATATGTGGGTATTGGTTGAGCGGGTGCTTCAAGGAGGAATCCTCGAAGGCGTCCTGGATAACGATCCCGTCCTCGACGTGGGGCTTGCCTGCGGCGACAGCGTCCAGGTACACCCCAGCACCATCGAAGCCATCTACAGAGGTCCAGGAGGTGGACGGTGATCACCACATCACAGGCGCGCAAGTCCGTCAGTCGCCTGCCCAAACCAGGTGTGGCTCCACCACAACCTCGGGTGCACCGTGTCCTGCAACTGGTCTCACACGGCATGGCGAGTGAGTTGCTGCGCGAGCACTACCCGAATCAGCGCCCCATCCGGCCGCATCATGTCCAGTATCTGCGCTATCTGATGCGCGTCGGACATTTTCGCCAGGGCTCCGAAATCCACCTCGCCGAGCTGGGCCAAAAGCGCTGGCTCCTCAATGGCTACCATACCCTCACCGCCATTGTCCTGGAGCGCCAGCCGGTCTGGCTCTCGATTACCACCTATCGCTGTACTCAGCCTGACGAAATCTCCAGGCTCTATGACAGTTTTGACCGCAATTTGCAGCGCTCACTTGCTGATATGTACCACGCCGATCCCCTCCTGGGGGCAGAGGAATGGAGCCGGCGGCAGATTACCCAGTTAGGAGGCGCCATGCTGCCGCTCGCCCTGGGTTTTCAGTCGGAAGTCTTTGGCCGCAGCATCTACACCCTCATGCTGCGTGATGCCATCTTACGCCTGACACTCATGCATTCCTGGCTGCCGGAAGCGCGGAATGCCTTTGCCGGTCTCCAGGGCAAGCCCCAGCTTCGCGCCGCCCTCCTCCGCGCTGCAGTCTTCGCGGTCATCCTCTCCACCTACCGCTATCAGGCCGAGAAAGCACACCAGTTCTGGCCAGAAGTAGCACGCAATTCCGGCCTGAAAGTAGGTCAGCCAGCCCATCTCCTGGTGCATTTTCTCCTGACGACCACGGCCAGGCAACTGGAACCCACGCTCTATGCCCGCCATGTCGCCGCCTGCTGGAATGCGTATGTGGACGATCGGGAGATACACCGGATTGCTGCCCGCACGATGACCCAGCCGATGCTGCTCCTCGGGACCCCCCATAGTGGCGACCGTGTCATGCAATACCTCGATCAGGCGGGCCAGGTGCATGAGCGACCAGTGCAGCGGGAGATGCCCTTAGAGAAAGTCGAGGATCAAGACGATGTTTAATTCGCGGCCGATTCACGATCCTTATCTGCAACAGCTCCTCACCGAGATCATGCTGCTCACGCGGCACTATGACTTTGCCGGGGCGCTCCTCCTCGTGTCTCCAGAGGAATCGGCTTTTGGCTATCCGCTCTTTACGACCTGGAATGCGGTCGTGGAAGACACGAACCTGCCCGAAGTCCCTGGCCTCCAGTCACTGGGCTTCCGTATCCGTGTGAAGGAAGACGAACTGGGAGCCGAACGCGCCCACCAGCTTATGCTGGGGACCGCCCACATGCTGTGCCAGATGCAAGACTTTGGCCAGCAAACCCGCATCTGGGCCGGCGATCTCCTCCAGATGCTCCGGGATCAGGGAGTACAGATTACCCATACGCCCTTTAACGGCCAGCCCTTGCCGCGTCTCTACAACCAGCAAGGGCGCAGGAGAGGACGCTCATAGTGGCTAAGACTGACGCATCAGTGCCCTGTGCACCCTGCCCGCATTGTGGTACCGTACCCGAAAGCCTGGGCGTGACCATCTGGGGCACTGGGCAGCAGACCCTGCCCTACGCCGCCTTTGTGTGTCTGGCCTGTGGTGGGCTGGCGATTCTCTGGCTGGACACGGGACGCCTGGCCGCGCTCGCTCCCGAGTATGAAGCGCTGCTTGAGGCCCGGGCGCCGGCGCTCTGGGAGCGTGTTGTGGCGGTGCGCTCTCGGCTGGACATGGAGGACGACGATGCCCCCTAGGCTCAGATGTTCTACGACGTTGGTCGTATGCCTATGTGTCCTGCTGGCGTGCTCCACAGGGCAGAGCCAAACTTTCTACGTAAACCAGGAAACAGGCAATGACACGAACGCCTGCGGCACCGCGCCAAGGGCAAGTATCAACAAGGGGATAGAGTGCCTTCAGCCCGGCAATGAGTTGGTCATTGGGGCTGGCACGTACCGCGAGCTGCTGGTGTCTGCGGGCGCCAGTGCCCCGGACACCGTCCCCATCCCCAACGGGCTGGAAGGCAAGCCGACCATGCTGCGCGCCGCTCCGGACGCCCGCGTGTGGCTGCGCCCCGAGCAGACCTACCCAGGTGGTGGCGGTGTCGTGACGCTCACCAGTCAGGCCCGCTGGCTTTCCTTCGAGGGGATCAGTGTGGACGGCAACGGTGCCCACACCAATGGCCTGAGCCTGGACGGCGAGCATATCGTGTATACGCGGGCTGAAGTGCTCGGTGGGAAGTCGCAGGGTGTTTCCAGCATCTACGGTGCCTATCACACGCTGTCGCAGCTCCTGGTCCACCACAACGGTTTTGACGACAAATCGCATGGCTTCTATGTCTGCGGCCAGAACAAGACCATCGAGTACAACGTGGTGCATAGTCATGCGGGGTACGGCATCCAGGTAAGCTGTGAGAGCGGTGGGGTACGGAATATGGTGGTGCGCTACAACCGGGTGACCAACAACGCGCTCAGGGGTATTCAGATGCAGGGGGAGGGACACCGCGTCCATGATAATGTCCTATACCGGAACGGCATAGGAGTCGGGCTGAACGGCTGCGATATGGATGTGTCCCATAATACGATCGCTTCGTACCTCGAACTCCCCGACAACTGGGCCATCATTACGCAGGGGTGTAGTCAGTTACGGATCAAAAACAACTTAATTTTAGACCATCCAGTCCGCTCCTTCGGCACCTCCGGCACACGCTATATCTATTGGGGCACAGGAAGCCGGCCCGTGCTGGAGGGCAATACGTGTGACGCGACCGGGATGGGGTGTCAGGTTGAGGTGGACGGCTGGCAGACGCTGGTCGCCAACCTGCCAGGAGCCAACCTGCGCCTCATTCCTGGCTCACCGGCGATTAACGCCGGGACGCCCCTGGGGCTGACGCCCGACATTGCCGGCCTGCCGCGCACCACGCCGGATAGTGGCGCGTATGCGTACCAGGCGAGTACGCCAGAGCCCCCGGACCCGACACCGCCCACGCTGCCCGAGGTGGCGCGGTGTGCGTTCACGCGGAATGGCGCAGTCTTAGCACAGTGGCTGTGCGAGAACCCTGCACAGAGGAGACGCTAATACGATGTCAGCACGCGATCTCACCCTCGAAGGCCACCAGCAATACGACCGCATTGAACTGGCTCTCATTGCGCTGCTCAACCGGGAAAGACGCAAGCCCAATGCCTACACCATGTTTAAGGAGCATTGGCCTGACTTTCATCGCAGCGACATGAAGCATGTGGCCCGCGATCGCTGGCAGGGCCTCAAGCTTACCCCCCCCGCTGCTGAACCCATCCTCATCAACTGGGGAGGAGATACCGAAGCACTCTATCCCAGAGATCCAGAGATGCTCACCATGCCGGTGTCGTTCCTCCTCGGGACGCAGTGTGCTGTGGCAACCTATATGGGTGATCTGGAAAACGATTGTATTCTGCGTTGGAATGTCTACTGGCAACTCCACAGGGTCCCAAAGCCATTTCGCTGTGTGGCCAACCGCACCGATATCTATGCCTGTGAGTTCCGGGATATCAGCCTCAGTGGAAAAGAACTCCTGCAATACTCGCTCCATGGCTGGCAGCGTACCCACAATAAGTACGTGCCCATTCTTGCCCCAGGGGAATCGGTCCAGGCAGGGTACGGCCTCACCGTCGAGGAACGCAATATGACCCTCCTCGACAAAAACAAAATGGTCATCCACGCATCCATTGTCGAATATGCGCGGAGTCACTGGCGGGTGCGGATTGAAGAGGGCGCTGCGCTGTGGATTGCCACTGATGGCAAGGGCATCAAAGCCCTGGCGTCTCTCAGAGACGCGCCCCTTACCGACACAGGCAGACGTCGGCCGCTCCTCCACTGGGTGAAAGAGCATCTGCGCCGCACGCCAGGGGACAATGAGGTAACCACCGTGCGCGAACATCTCCGCGGTATCAGTACGTTTGCTCTTGATACGATGAAGATTACTATCCACGAGCCGCATAAATGATCGACCCACCCTGGCTTTTGAAAGCACGAGCTGAGGGCCGTGTGCGTGACGAGTGGGACGGAGGTGTGGGGCGGGACGGGACACTCCGTCAGCCGGACGCGCTCACGCCGGCGCCTCTAAGCGCCCCTTCGCCCTTTCGCTCGAAGTTGGAAGCCCGCTTTGCCACCGAGTGCCTGGAGGTGTGGCAGCGGGAGGGGCATATTACCCAGTGGTGGCACGAACCGTTCAAGCTCCGGCTGGCTCACAAAACCTTCTATAGCCCGGACTTCCTGCTGCGCTACCCGGATGGACGCCTGGTGGTCGTAGAAACCAAGGGCTTTCGCCGTGATGATGCCATGGTCAAACTCAAAGTGGCGGCCCGGCTCTTTCCCTGCTTCCAGTTTGTGCTGGTCACCCGCACCAGGGGGCGCTGGATCAGCACGCCAGTGCCCAACTAATTCCCGACGCAGCGAAACATCACTTGATCCGTGCCTGTGCCGTTAAACGTCACACTGGAGCCGCTGTTGCGTACCACCTGTACGGGGTTTGTGCCGCTGGAAGAGTTGGCCGTGCAGATATACGACGCATTGCTGGTATAGACGGCCGCTCCTGTGAGGGTCAGGGTCAGCGTCCCTGCTGCCAGAGTGACCGAGCCTGCGACCTCTCTGGCGGGGGCACCGATCGCCCCTGTAGCCGTATAGAGGAGTGTCTTGGCCGCACTCACGCCCAGCTCATAGCACACGGTGGTGTTATCACACCGAAATTGGACGGGCTCCACAGCGGTGCGCAAGAGAAAGTTCTGGCCCGTCAGGGTCTTAATGTTGGCCGAGTTGGCAATGGTCGTATTGCTATCGGCACCCCGCACCGTGAACATGAGCCCTGGCGCCACATTGTCAAAGGCAGTAATGGTCGTCGGACTCGTATTGCCGGTGATAAAGGTCATCGTCGGGCAGTCTGCCACGCTGGGAGTGGGATCCCCATTGGCAAACACGCAGACCGAATCAGGAGGGTAGTTCCCATGCATATAGTTATTCAGCGCCGCACTATTCACGAGGAGCATATTCGTCGAGCCGGTGCTGCGATTATTGACCAGGGTATTCTGCTCCGCGCCAGAGCCACCGAGGACGAGACAATTATCCGTATCACTGCAACTATTGTCCGCAATAATTGAATAGGTCGAGCTCGTCAGGGTGATGCCGGATTTGGTCCCGCTCGTGCCCCCAGCAATGGCAATCCTATTGCCAATAATCCGGGTCCAGTTATTCCCGAACCCGCCAGCATCCAGGTGAATCCCGGTAAAATCGCTGGTCGAGCCCCCAAACTTATAAATCAACATATTGGTAATGACACATTCGGTGCGATTGCGCAGGCGAATCCCGGCGGCAAACGCATTAATATGCCCGTTTTGAATGGCACAGCCCGGCTCGGCAGCCACGGTGTTGAAGAGAATCCCCACTTCCACCGAGACCATCAGCATATCGGTAATAACCGGCCCCTCGACCGTGCCACCAACATCGATGCCAATCGCGGCATGATAGATGTGGAGCTGGCTCATCTGCACATCGATGGAGTTGCCAAGCAAGTGTATGCCACGGGTCATCGTAAAGACCGACCCGGTCGGGGGGAGACCCAGGTACGTATAGTTGTGGATCTTGGCACCCCAGATATTGGTGAGTTCGAGGCCCTTGTCCCAGTAGTGCGTCCCCCCTGTCAGGGGAATGCATTCGGTATCGTGAATGGACGCGAGCGAGGAGGACGAAGACGCGACGTTGGGTGTCAGCAGCGCCGTGACACAGGTGCCCCCACTGGCAGCGCCGGTCACGAGCGAGAGGCCCTGGAGGGTCAGCGGCTTCAGGATGGAATCCGTGGTAAAGCTCAGGCCGCCAGGGTCTGTGTCCCAAATGAGTTGCGACACTTTCCGTCCAGCGCCAAGGATGGTCAGCGCTTTCCCTGTGCTGGTCAGCACCGCGTTCACATGAAACTGCCCCGGCGGGATATAGACCGCCTCATAGGCCATGAGGACGGTTTGGATCGCAGTGGTATTTTGGGCGGCTGAACATCCCTGACAGGCTCCGTAATGGGTAATGTCGGCCATGGTGGTGCGCACAGGCGCTACAGCGGTAATGACACTCCCCGTCACGGTTGCCTGTGCGAGCGTTTGACATCCTACAGGATCAGCCGGCCTAGTGGCTGTCTGCCGGTACACGTAGTGCGTCCCAGTCTGCCGTGTCCAATCGGTGACAGGACTACTCGTGTCGCGGCACACTGCCAACCAGTGCGTACCGTTCGTATTGGCGAGTGTCACCGACGCGGCACTCTGCGTCACGTAGTAGAGTTCGCCGTCTGCGCCGCGTACATAGGCTTTACACAGGAATGGGTTCGTCGCCACCCCACTCACCGGCGCCGTGGGGAGACACCCCTCCACCACATAGGGGCTCATCGCATCGCCCCACCAGAAGTTTTGCTCAAGCTGCGACGTACTGCCGTGGGTATTGGCGGCGTAGGCCGGAGCCACGACAAGACCGAGAAGCACCCAGAGCACCCAGAGCACCCAGAGCATAGATTCTCCCCTCTAGTACCAGAAGCGTAGAAACACCACGCCAATCGACCCCGCGCTATTAAAATTGACATGCCCCCACACCGGCGCGGCGCCTCCCAGGGGTGCGCCCCAGACTTCTATAGCGCGTGTGCCACCAATTTCATCGACCGTCGCAATCAGGGCGTAATCCCACGGCTCGGTCGTTTTGCCTACGGTCCCATAGGGCAACACTTCAAGTCGCCATAAGCCCGCGCCTGAGGCAAAGGTCACGGTCACATTGAGTACCTGGCCCAGACCACCGCCCGAGGCAAAGGTGAGCGGCAGCGCCGGCCCTTGTACCCTGGTCGCCGTAAACACCTGCGGCGTCCCCCCGGAAAATTGCAGCCGGTACACACTCGACTCCGTCACCATACTGGTCGAACTCCCGGTCCGGTAGTCGCCTACTCCAGAGGCGTTGTTGTCGGTAAAAATCTGATTGACCGCCGCAGGTTCCGCCGCGTAGGTGGAGACAAAGGAGTGAAAGGGCAGCGTATCCTTGTTCACATTGTTCTGCGTCACCGTGAGTTGCGACGTGGCCCGTGTCCGCACCAGGGCCACGAGCGCTGTGGCGACGACCTTATTGGCGATGAGGGTATTGCCCACGATGGTGGTATCATCGCAGGCATCGAGTTCCATGAGATATTGCTGCGTGGCATTGGAGCCCACCAGGGTATTGCCGGTAAAGGTCGTGACCACCCCGTAGATACACTTGAATTGATAGGCGATATTGCCCTGAAAGACATTGCCAAAGAACCTCGCCTTGTCCGCCGCCGTCCCCCCGTTGACGACCACGGCCAACCCCAGATCACTGGGCAAAATCGTCGTCGCAGAGCCACTGACCACTCGCCCCGTATTGCCTTGCACCAGATTGTGCTTGATCTCGCCCACACCGGCATCCAGTTCCAAATCAATGAAGTCCCCGACCGTATTGAAGAGAATCTGGTTCTGATTCCCCCAGACGATGGCGATGCCCTGGCGGTTGGGGTGCACGTCTTGGATATCGCAGTACTCGATGCGGTTGCGATGGGAGCCGGCGAGACGCTCGGTATCGTAGCCAATGGTGATGCCGTCGCCGGAGACATCGTAAATTTCTACCTGGCTCACCACGTTGTTATCCGAACCCCAGATCATAATCCCCGGCGCAAATTCGTTGGCCACCTGACTGGCGCGGTTGCCATCAATGGAGAGGTCGCGGACCTGGGCTCCGGTGACCGCCCCTTTACTCTGCCCGCCTTTGGACGTATCCCCAGCATCGCCGATGCGAATGACGGGCCGGTGCGTGTCGGTATGCGCCGTATGGGAGAGAATCGTGCGCCCACGTCCAGCCCCCTGCAGCGTCACCTGATCGTCCATGTGCAGCGTATCCACCACGCAGGTGCCCCGCGGCAACAGGACGGTCCCGCCCCCAGCGGCTTTTTGCCGGTCAATCAAGTACTGGATGATGTGGCTCTCCACCTGGACGCCATCGCAGCGCACCCCAGCGGTCGAGGCATGAATAATGGTCCCGCCTGTCTGCCGTTCAAGGGACAGCGCCAGAGTCTGAGCCACCGGGAACGCCACGGTAATGGAGGAACTGGCCACCTGCGCCTGCGCCAGCACGAGACACCCGGTAGGCGTCGTGGGTTCACTGACACTCTGCCGGTGCACATAGTGTGTCCCCTGCTGCCTCGTCCATCCACTCACCACACTCGTCTGATCCCGGCACACCCCAAGCCAGTGCGTCCCGGCCACATTCGGGAGCGTGAGTGCCGCCGCCGGTTGCGTCACGTAGAGAAGCTCGCCACTGGTGCCGAGCACATAGGCATCACAGGCAAAGGCCGCAAAGGCAACCCCTGACGCCGGCACCACGGGCAAGCAGCCTCGCACCACATAGGGTCTCGTCGCATCTGCCCAGTACATTTGCTGCTCGGTGTTGGGATTGCCGTGGGTGTTGGCCGCCTGCGCCACACCAGGCATGAGCAGCAGGAGCACGAAGAGGAGGAAGAGTCGCATCGTCACGTCTCCTTAGCCTTAGCGTGCAGGGGTAGGGGCAGGAAGCCCCGGAGGCGGGGTCACCTTGAGTTGCCTGCCGGAACTGAGCACATCCCCTGCCAGAATGCCGGTGAGGAGGCCCATAATCTCCCCGGCCATCGGACTCTCCGCCGGGGTATGGAGCGCATGCGCAATGGCCCGTGTCGCCTGCGGGTGCGAGAGCAGCCAGGAGAGCGTGCCTCCACCAAGGCCAACGAGGCCTACTCCCGCCGCGGCCTGCGTGGGGCCAAAGGCATACATCCCGGCAAAGGCGATCCCCCAGGGCGTTATCCGCGCCAGGGCCCCGCCGCGGCCTGGTCGATCCTCTAAGGCTTTGACCGTCGCCGCCAGATGCCGCAGTTCCCGCTCGCCGTCTTGTCCAAGCATCATGGTCGTAAAGTGCTTGTCCTTATCCAGATAGGCCATCATGTGCGCCCCGTCGAGGAGGCCAGACTTCTGGTCAGTGCGAAAGAAGCCCTGCGCCAACCAGTCACTTTCCGCCACCCGCCAGAGGTTCGGGTCTACCGCCGTGACGCGAGCTTTGAAGTTCCCCAACTCCCCGACATCGGCAGCCCTGGGCGCTTTGGACAGCGCGTGCGCTACATCGACCTGCGTGATCAGGCGGTCCAGCTCTCCTGCGGGAAAGAGCGCCTGCCTGAAGGCTGGTTGCGCCCGTAACTCATTCATCCTGGTATAGAGACCATTGAGGTCGACGCGGCCTTCGGCGTGAAAGTAGGGTGCAAGTTCCCGCGTGAACCAGTCTTCCTGGACGGCGCGTTTGAGGGCCGGATCTTTGACCTCATTCATGAGCTGGGTGAGCCGGGTCGGATCCATCTCCCTGGCCGATTGTTGCAGGGCGTCGGCCTGGCCCAGACGTGCGCGTAACACCTGCAGTTCCCCACCAGGAAAGAGGATGTCTCGTTCGGCAGGGGGAATCTCACCCAGGCGAGCCGCGAGCTTCCCGGCCTGGGTGAGGTTGGTGGCCACGTCCTGGGTCCCGGCCAGGACCTTGGAGAGACGATCGCTCCTGACCGCCGCCATGAGGGCGGGATCACCAATCACCCTGGCGAGTTCCCGCAGCTCCCCGGGATCGGACACGGTGAGGGCCCGCTGCATAGCCGTGGCTTTATCCAGCGCGGTTTTCAGTGGGGTCAGATCGCGGCCAGCAAAGGCGTCACTCTGGGTGGCTTTGGTAAGGGCATGAATCGTGCGCTCCAGCATCTCTGGTCTGAGCGCTCCCGTCACCGGGTCCTGCGCGGCGCGGATCTGGCGCGTGAGCCACATGGGTCCCACCTGCCGCCAGGCCTCGGCTGGCGCCACACTGCGGAGCATGGCCGTATCGCCGGGACGCTCGTTCATAACGATGCGTGTCAGGAAGTCATCCGGGCTCATACTGGTCACATCCTGCATGAGGGGCGAGTTCCACACCCGGGCCGCATCGGCGTAGAGCGCATCGGCCGCCCGCCAGGACTGATAGAGCCCGGTGGGTCCACTCCCCAGCTTGTTGGCCGTTTCCCCCATCGAGTTTTTGAGATATTCGCTATATTCCTCCCCCCGCTCGGCCATGCGGTTGCCGATGTTGGAGCCCTCATGACGCTTGAGAATCCCTGCCTGTGAGCGCAAGGCCTGCGCCTGGTCAAAGGAGACATAGCGCGGTTGCCTGACCAGCGCAGCCAGCCAGGCAATGTCGGGATCGAGCGTTTCCCCGCGTCTGGGCACCGGCACGCCTTGCTCCAGAGAGACCAGGGGGACTTTGGAGCCCCGGCCATAGATGGCGAGGTCGGCCAGGGCTTTATCCTGCACCCATTTGAGATCGACCATCTTGCCGTGCAGGAGTTCTTCTAAGGGCTTCATCATCTGATTCACCCGCGGCATAATCCGGTCTTGCAGATCTTTGGCACCCGCCGTCGTGGTCATGAGCTGGCCTGTCACCGGGTCTGGTCCCAGCTTTTCCGTAATCGCCTGCGCCACATCCAGGCGCAAGGCGTGCATCTGGCTATAGAGGTCTTCCACGGTGTTGAACGTCACCTTGTCAGGAAGCAGCTTGAGGGCGCGAATCTGGTTAAAGACATTGTGATAGACCGAATCGGTGCTGGCATTCCCCAGCATGGGCAGGGTAATATTGCGGACCTGCTGGACCTTGGCAATATCCATGGGCGTTTGCTGCATGCGGCTATAGAGATGCTGATAGACCTGGTTGAGCCTGGCTTTGGCGTTATCAAGCGACCTGTGAACGCCACTGAGCAGGGTCTTGGGGACTTCGGCGAGGACGTGATCTTCGAGAAACACCTGCTCTTCTCTGGGCGAGAACGCCGGCAAGCCCTGCGAGGCACGGTACTGCTTGGCGGTCCTGAGGGCCTGCTGGGCGGACGCAGGAAACATCCCCACGTTGAAGGCCTCGACCTCGCCTCCGAGCCGCCGCACCTGCGGGATCGTCTCCCCACCGGGAGCCTGCACGCCAAAATCCCGCATCGCCTCATCCACCAGGCGGGTGGTTTCCTGGCCCACTCTTCCGCCGTGGGGCGTCATGCCCCAGGGATCGACCTCCTGGCGCACCAGGCTCCAGCCCGTAGGCGGAGCAGAGCCGCTCGGCATCGAGGATTCGAGCATGCGGAGGTCGTGTTCCAGGGCCTGCTGCGCTACGTCGTAGCGGCTTCGGATACCTCGGCTCACAATAGGGGCGTTTTGCAGGTGATACTCGGTCGAGCGCAGACTCTTTGATCCCGTCTGAAAGCCCAGGGGGAGGACCACATCCGGGTAGTTTTTCGCCATATAGTCGAGAATCTCTTTGCGGGCAGGCTCGGGGACCAGGGCATTGCCAATAGAGCGCAGTGCGGCCGGAAGCACGGTCCCTCCGAGTAGCTCACCCGTTCCCCCAAAAAGCGCTTCCATGAGCGGATCGCTGTAGCGCTTGGGGTCTGGATCAAAGTAGTTGGCCATATAGGCGCCCGTGCCAGATCCTACCGCCCCCGTCAGCAGCATGCGCATCGGACCAAGGAAGGGATCCATGAACGCTCTCAAGCGTGACATCTGGGTCATCTGGTACGCACTCGGAGGGATGCGGCCTTTGACCCCCACAGAGACCAGCATGGGAAAGACATACTGCCAGGTAAACCGCATGCGCTTGCGGTTTTCGTCTACGCGAGCCTGTTCCGCCTCCGTCAGAGAAATCCCCATCTGCGCCTTCTTCCTGGCCAGATTGTAGAGAGACACGGCTTCCAACCAGTTGAGGGGATTGAGGGCGTCAGGCGCTGCCTCGGCAGCATCCTTGAGCATCTCGTAGCTGGTTTCGATATCCGTCATCATGGGGAAGCCTTGCCGGACGGACTCCTCCACCGACCGCACGCCACGCCGCAGCGGATTCTCTGGCCCGAAGGTGGAGGTATACCAGGACGGGAGCCCACTGGGCGCTTGAGGCGCAGGGGGTGCCACAATCTCGGCGTCGAGACTTTCCGGATCGACAATCTCGGCATCCAGGCTCTCAGGATCAGCCATCAAAATTCCCTTTGGGTATCCCGCCGTTCAGGGCGGGAGTGAAAAAGGGTTGCCCGCCAGGGCAACAGTTCTGCTGCGGCAGCATGCCGCATACCACTTGCATAGGTTACAAAATACCGGGTACACTTGGAACAATACGGCATCGCATCGTCAGGAATAGCTGGTGTCCAGCGCCGTACACGATGCACCAAGGTGCGCGGCTCTTTCACAACTTCAGCTTCGCCGGGTTCCAGAGCGTAGGGCTCTGGGTAAAAGTTGAACCGACGAATGAGCAGAACGCGCGGCAACCCCCTGGCTTTAGCCATGGGGAAGGATAGCGCGTTGGTCCGCAGGACCAATTCCTGCTGCGGCAGCATGCCGCATACAGTGTTGCATAGGGCACAAAATAACAGGTACAATCTCTGTAGTTCTTTGAAACTCAGCATAGGGCGTTGTCGCAGGAAGTCTGCGACGTAAAATGTTGAACGCCAGAGGATCAGATGCTTAATCTGCTGCCGGACTCGTTGCGTCAGCCGCATCGGATGTATTGCCCCTCCGTATCGTGCCAGGAGCGAGAGCCGTCTAGGCAGCCCTGGTGTGGGTATGCAGGTGATCATCTGTGTCAACACCCCGAATTGACCCGTATCGTTGTGCTTCCACAGGCAACGTCGCGAGGGAAGCGGGACGGTAAGTGCTGGACAGGTGCTCCGGGTGTGGGAGCAACACCAGAGCCAGCACGGGGCCGGAATGGCCCACGAGATGTACCGCGAGGTACAGTCTGGAATCCCCTGGCTTTAGCCATGGGGAGGTTCAAAGAAACCGGACTGTGGGGCATGCTTCACAGTCGTGCGCAAGGTGACAGGGCGCTTAAGCAGGGAAAGCATCAGGGCTCCTCTCTGGTGGTCGGTAACTGCAACCGCACGTTTCAGCACGTGTCTTCGATGTTCGAAGCATCGGCCTTCAGGCCGGTGAGGATGTCATCACTCATCCTTTATGATATAGTTCGGCTTAAGACCGAGCTGACGAATGATCTCTTCCCGAGTGATCGTAGGATATTTCTCCTTCGACTTCTTCCAGGTTTCGTCAATGATGGCCTTCGTCACCACTTTCTTCCCGGCGTCTGCCGCGCCTTGGGCCGGCGCTGGCGCGGTGGTCGTCTGCCCTCTGGGTGGCTGCGCCAGGGGCTGGGGCAGGGTACGAGGGGGGGACGGTTTGCCGACAATCTCGTCCCAGGGTTTGAGCGCCGCCATGTCGTCGGTGCGGTAGTCAAAGACCGTGTTTTCAGGCCGGTAGCCCTGGTTCTTGCTGGTCTCGGCAAACTGCGCTGCGTGGCGCACAAAGCCCTTGTTCTGCGCGACGGCGAGTCGCCTGGCAATGTTGATGTACTCGTTGTAGATATTATCGGGGAGGACCTGGCCGCTCCTCAGCCAGATGCCCCAGCGTGCCACCTGCTCGCGCAAGTTCCCCCCGTGGGAAAAGAGTTCATGCTCTTCATTGCGGACACCGGTGCGGTCATCGAGGAGCTTGGCAAACGTGTAAATGAGGGCCTCGTCGCCAGCGACGGAGCGGTTGGGCAGCTCACTCACGGTTTTAATCTTGGCCCAGGCAGACATGACCTCCTGGTAGCCCTTGTTCGCCGGCATGTCATTCCACTCTTTGAGGCGCTGGAACTCCCCTTCACTCAGCACCTTGTTCAGTTCGAGATACTGCTGCTGATAGGCCAGGGCGAGACGTTGCTCGGAGAGTGCCAGTTCGGCGTCGGCACGGCGACTGCGCTCATCCATCTCCTGCAGATCGCGGGCGTGTCGCTCGGTCTTTTGCGCCGCAGCTTGGACCGCCAGGTCGTGCTCTTTTTGGTGGCGCTTCTCGACCTCCTCTTTGATTGCGGCCTCACGTCTGGCCCGCTCGGCGGCTTCCCCCGCCCAGCCATGCCGCTCGCCCTTGCGTTCCTGTTCTGTTCTGCCCCACTGCTGGCGTTCTTCAGCCCTCGTCGCCGCTTTCTCCTCGCGTTCCGCCTTCTCCACCTTGAGTTGCGAGGGCGGAAATCGTGTCGACCCTGGCGGCAGCGCCTCGCCTGGCTTCGCATCAGGGGGCGTCTCGCCTGCTGGCAGTGGCGGGAGGGGTGGTTGCAGCATAGGATCGCGCTCTCGATTCTCGACCTGGTAGCGGTAGCTTGCCTCGTCCTCAGGCAGCGGCATGAGAATCGTTGGGGCTCCTGCTGCTGGCGTCGTCGGTGAGGCTTCTGGCACCAGCGGCGCCATAGGATCCCTGGGTGCTGGGGCTGGCGCTGGCGCTGGGGCTGGCGCGGTGCCCTGAAGATGCTGTCCACGCAAGTTCGATTCATCCATGGCTGCCCGCGTGGCGGCTTCGACCGAATCATAAGACGGGATCGTCTCCCCTTTCTTCACGCGGGCGAGGGCGTGGGCCACGGCTTTTTGGATTTGTCCTGGCGTGGGTTTCTCGCCCCTGAGGAGTCGATCGACACCAATTTGCCCATTGACCAGCAGCGGGATATTCGTATGCCTGGCGCTATTCAAGCGTGGATCACTTACGGTCGTAAGCATGACCGTGGCGGTTTGCCCATTAGGCATCTTCTGTGGCCCTAAATACCCCTCCGCCGGAGCCCCAGAAGGAAAGGTCGGTGTCGCCGGTGCGGGTGCCTGCTCGGAGACAGGGGTCCCAGAGGGCGCTGGCGCTGGCGCTGCGGGAGGTGGAGGGGCTGCAGATGCTGGCGACGGGGTGGGCTGTGCCTGAGGTGCGGGTGTCTCTCCCTTCGTGCGGCCATGGGTCAAATCCCAGGCCAGCTGCATGGAGCGGAGCGTATCCGTGCCTTCGGCGCCTGGTACCGTTTTGTAGGCATCGATCATGGCTTTTGACGCCTCTGGCCCCACCATCAGAAATTCCAGCATGTACTGCCGGGTAAACTCGTCTATGGGGGGCTGTCCAGTCACCCGTGGCGGCGCCTTCATCCCGGAAGGGGGAGCGGCCGGCGCAGGCGGACTGGGTGGGACGGGATAGCCCTCTGGCCTGGTTGCACCTGGCTGGCCTGAGAGACCCACCCCTCCAGGCAGTGGCGCCTGCACACCCTCGACAGTAACGCCCTTGTCGCGGAGAATCTGTTGGTATTCCCCCTGCAAGCTCACCAGTTGTTGCTGGTAATACGCCATGTTCATCTCATGCACGGCCCGAATCGTGGTATTTTGCTGGTCAATATCGGTGATCGCCTTCATCCGGGCGATATTCGCCTGAATCTGGTCGATTTGCGCTTTCACGTAGGGTTCCCGCACATCAGCCGCCCTTTTCCGCTCGGCAATGGTGGCTTTGCGAAACTCATCTTGCGACGTGGCGCTAAACATCGGCGCCTGCATGCGCGAGAGTTCGGACCTTGCCACCTCCTGGACCTGAGGATCAGGGTTTTTGAGCATCGTAACCAGGTGATTCATTTTCTCGACAGCCGCTACCTGCTTGGCATGCTCTGGCCGCGCATCAAACTCGTAGCGCCTGGTTTGAGGATTGTAGAACCACGCTCCCCAGGGCGAGATAATGGGCTTATACGGTTGCTCCACGTCCCGCCGGAGTTTCTCCACGCCGAGCTGGGCTTTCTCCACTTCGAGGGGGATGAGTTCCTGCTGGGCGCGGACTTTGGGGAGGTTCAAGACCGCATCGGAATAGGCCCGGCCCATCTCCCCCAGCGCAGGACCGATGACGTCGGCAATGCCAGCAAAGGAGACCATGTTAAATGCCTCCAAAATTCTCGTAGTCAAAGAACGACGGGTTCAGCCAATCCGCGGTATAATCGCCGGTGAGTTCTGGGAGGGCCCGGTCCCCATAGAGATCCCGTAAGGTCTGGACGGCCGCTTGCGCTTGCTCAGGAGAGCTAGACGGCTGCGTATTTCCCAGCCCCAGAAGCGTCACGATGTTCCCCAACTGACTCCCCAGGTTTTTGAGCGTGTCGCCTGAGAGCCCCTGACCGTAGGGGTTGTATGTCGGCACACTGCTTGACCCCGGCGCTTGCGGGAAGGCCTGCCCTGCAGAGGCAGGCGGCGTGGGATTCGCCGTGTAGGGCCCTGTATAGCCTCCTAGAGCGGCTTGTTGTGTCCCCACGTAATTTTGTATGGATTGCTGCCTGAGGCCAGGCATGAGCCTGGCAAAGGCCTCTGCGGTGGCACGGTTGGCAGCCCCGCCGTCCGACTGGCCACGCATGGCCAGATCGTGCTGCACGGCCCGGGCGATGTCCGACATGGTGGCCTCGGTGAGCGGCTGGTAGAGGGCGTTCGCCCCGGCAATGACCTGCGCCGGATCGGCCAGGCGTCCACCGATGGCCTGCCGGGCAGCCCGGGCCGCGTCGGTTTCCAGGTTTTGCTGGATGTCAGTGGACGCCACGCGCTCGTTATAGCCCTGGAGTTGCTGGTTGTAGAGACTCGCCAGAGCCAGCAGTTGCTGGTAGAGCGCTTGCTGCTGGTTGTAGGCCTGCCCCTTCTGGCCATAGATATCTTCGGACACCCCTTGCCCTTGAATCCCAGAATAGAGCGACAGGCCGCTTGAGCCGAGTAAGGCGATCAGCGCCGGCAGAAGCTGGGCCCAGTTGACGTTGTCCATCGTTCCTCCTCCGGCACTCCCGCCGTATCCTGTGCTGCCTCCTGGCTGGTCAATGGCACTCCCCACGGTCCCGCCGGTCACACTCCCCACGGTGGAGAGCCCGGGAATCCCCGTCGCGGCACCGAGCAGTCCGCCCACCACGCTCCCGACATTCCCTCCCGATTGATCCTGCGACAGGGAGTAGAGGCTATTGGCTGCAGAGAGCGCCTGTGTCGCCTGTCCGACCGTGATGCCGGTGCCGGGAATGAGCGTGTTGCTCACGGCTGCCAGGCCGGTATACGGGGCAGGGGTCGCGGCAATGGGCGCAATCCCTGCCGCTGGCGCACCCAGAGCTGCGCTTTCTCCAGTCGCCAGGGCGATGGGTCCCAGTTCGGCTGGCAGAGGCGAGGCCACCGCACCAGCTCCGCCCAGGGCCGGTGCGGCAAACCCCCCAAATGCCCCTGCCAGACCGGTCGCCGCACCCAGCGCCAGGCCTGCCGTCACAAACTCGTTGGAGAGGAGAGATCCCAGCCCCCAGCCATCGCCGGCATTGTCCCCGTAGCGTCCGCCTGCCACGGGGATACCAGCAGCGGACCGCTTGAGGAACATCGCCAGATCACGGGTATAGACCGCATCACCGTAGGGGAGATCCTGCGGCAGGGGGACGATCTCGCCAGAGGACCACGCCAGTTGCTGGGCCCGGTCCAGCAAGTCCAGACGGGCAGGGCGCTGCTCTATCGCCGTGGGGTCAATGTTATACTCCGCATCACCGGAGCCCTCCGTAAACTTGAGCCCAGGATAACTCTCGTAGACCGTGTTCGGATCGCCCAGGGTACTCTCGTGACCATAGTAGAAATTATACTGTGGCTCATACGGGGTAGCATAGGGCATGGTTACACCCTCACAGGACGAGACAGCGGTTTCGGTCGTACCTGGTGAGAGAGGCCGCGAATCATGAGACCGCCAGCGCCGCTATACTCGCTGTAGAGGACCTCGCCGGTGAGGCCGATCTCGAACACCGCGTCGGCTTCGGCAAAGGCCGGGAGCAGCGAGCCCGGGACCGCCGTGGCTGCCACGCTCACCTTGCTCTGCTTCGTGAACGGATGTCTCGAGGGCTGCGTGCCAAACACAAAGGAGCCCTGAATGACCTGGTTCGCCGCGATGTTAAAGAGTTTCATGAGGATGCGCTGCACGTAGAAGGGGCGCAGTTGCGGCCCCATGGGGGGCATACGCACGCTCCAGGGCTGCGGGACGCCGTCATCGTTTCTATCCCCGCCAAAGATGCGCTGCACTCTGCCGCCGCCGTATTCCCCGGCAAAGGGCTGCGGCTGGCCTTCCTCGTCAATGAGCGTTTCAATCGTCGTAAAGGGCACGGGAAACTCACAGATGGTCCAGGCGCGGCGGTGCAGATCAAAGACAAACATGCGGGTTAAGGACCCCAGGGGCTCCACCGGACAGGCACAGAGATAGAGCGGCGGATTATGCACCTGCGCCGCCATAGAGCGGTGGATCATCGACCAGGTGAGGCCGGCAATGTCCCACCGCCTGAAGATATAGGGACGGATTTTTTCGGAGATGAGGATGTCCCCGGTTCCCGAAAAGAGCGCAAAGCCCCTATGGGTCAGACGCAGGAGTCCCTGAAAGCCGTTGCCGGTCACAAACTCGATCGAGCGTCCAGCGACACAGCCCATGTTGGTTTTGACCCGGTCAAACGTTGGCGCGTTGCCGCCGCCAAACGCTCCTGCCACCTGATAGGTGGCGAAGTTCTTAAAGGCGACGAGAATGTCCATGGGGGTAATCCCCACTTCGGACACGGTGAAGACCGCCAGGCCGGTGCCCACCGAGCCATCATCCTGAGAGAGAAAGAGCTGGTTGGAGGTGGGCCAGGAGTTCGGATTTTCGACGTCACTTTGTCTGAGCGACGAGGGCCCATCGTAGGTGGAAGAGACCGGCGCCGTATTCCAGACCCACAGGGCATTTTTGTGCACCACCATCCACTGCGCCCCAGGTGGAATGTCCGTGCCTGAAAGGCGCGTCATCGTCACCCCATCGGTTTCCCAGGGGATTTCGTAGCCCGCGGCAATGTAGGCGCGGTTCATCCAGGGGACGATGTGCGGGGTCTCATACGGCGTATCAAAGGTCCCGAGCAGCGTCCAGGGCACCGTCCCTCGGCGATAGAGGCGCTGCTGACCCGTATCCATGCGGCAGATGGCCAGATCGACCCTGGTCCCATCTGTCTGCGTGAAACCGCCCAGTGCCACAATCTGGATGGTCCCGGCTGGCGCGGTATCGACCGTCATGGCGCCGTCCCGCACACACAGCGAACCCTCTTCATCGAGGATAAAGTTGGTGGCACGCAGCACCTCGTTCTTTTCCACCTTCCAGGGCGAGGCAATAGCGTTCACGCCCCCGGAGTAATCCATGGTGTCGAGCGGCCGCAGGTCTCTAGCCATGCTCCACGTCCTCCTCCATATCCTCTGGCGGCTTCTCCTCTCTGGGCTTCTCTACTCCCTCAGCACTAATCGCCTTCACCATGGGCGCACGTAGCGTCTTTTCGCCCTCAGAGTCGGGCTCTGGTGGTCCCTCGCCAGCGTCAAACTGGGCCACCAATTTCTTGAGGAGCGCCATCACTTCGTCTGGCAGATCAACCCACATGCCGGATCCTTTCTCCTTTCAGGACAGGTTGTACACAAACCCCCCGATTCGTGTACATCCTGTCCTGAAACTGGCCCCTAAGGACCAGATAGATCTAAGGGACTATTGTTCCCCACGGCCCAATCGGGTAGAGGGGGCCCCCATTGGGATAGACGCCGTACATCGCCACCTGCGCGGTTCCGTCCTGGAGGTCGGACTGCAGCACGCTATCGACGAGTATCCGCTCACATTCTTGCCAGAAGCGGGTCATGAGGGCGCCCTCCGCCTGATCGTCTTGCTCGGCGCCTTTCACCTGGGCCCTGGCATAGGTGCGGATCGGCACCAGCCAGGCCGGTGGGACTTCGACCACGGAGGTCGGCGCCGTCAGCGTCGAGGGAATGCGCTTGCCCTTCACCCACAGGGAACAGGAGACCGCAGTGGCATAGGCAAAGTGCGCTTCCGCCAGCGTCCCGCCACAGCCCCGCCGAGAGATCGCCAGGGTGTTGCCCTCGACCTGCTGGTACTGCATAAGTTCGCCATCAATTCGCACCCAGCCAAACGGGAGAAAGCCCTCTGTAGAGGTGAGGGGGAGCCGGTCAGTGCGCGGACCGATATCTTCCGCGAGCGTTGTGCGCGGATCGGAGCGCTCGGGGTTTGGCCAGTAGCTCACTTCGAGCGACCCCACCCGCCTATGCGTCCCGTAGGTAAGGGGCTGGCCCACTGCCTGCGCCGGGTAGATGGTATATTGCTGCGGAAAAGGGAAGCACTGACGCTGGTAGGCATAGACGGCCAGTATCTGGTGCCAGCGTATATCCAGGGTGTAGACCGGTTGGCCCATGACTGCCGAGGTCGCAAACCAGTCTTCGACGCGCCAGTTGGTGTATTTGACCAGTTCGGTCATGCCGTCCGAGAGCCAGTCTAAGAGCGTGGCGTTGGAAAAGCGAAAGCCGTCGTGCTCGCAACTGACCGGATCATCCTGGAGGCCGGTCACTGGATCCATGGTTGGATCAGGGATCATCGCCCGCAGTTGCTTGAGGAGTTGGCAGGCTTGAATCTCCTGCACGAAGGGGGCTTCCACGGCCAGGATGGCATCCGGGGTAAGGAGAGCTGGTACAGCCACGAGAGCACCTTTCTCAGGGGCATGGCAGCCGCTGTCCCAGCGCTTCCGTACATTTGAGGAGGCGCTCGACCAGATCGCGGGTCGTCTGCTGCTGCGCTCGCCATTCGCCCACCACGTAGTAAATAATCAGCGCTCCCAGAACCAGGAGCGCCAGCGACAGGACCGGGCCTCCGCGCTCTAAGATCGGCATGAGCTGCCCGAGCGTCCGCGTCAGACGGTTTTCCGGGCCATTAGCGTCCGGCACGAAGTACCACCTCCTCACTCGGGGTCCAGCCTGGTCGGTAGTCCTCGTCGGTAATGCCCCTGGGCATGAGGTGGATCGTTTCCACACAGGGCGTGGCATAGACCGGGATGCCGACTTCCCGGCAGCGCAGAAAGAAGCTCATGTCCTCACCGTAGCGCCCCCGGTGCTCAAATGGTTCTTCACCCGGCAAGGCCTCCTCAAGATGGGCAAACACACTGCCGTGGATGAGGAGACAGCCCCCTCCGGCCGCACCCACCTGAAAGACCTCTGCCGCGGGATCGTATTCGAGGAGCGGCACAAAACCCTGCTCCTCGTCTCGCCAGACCCACAGCATGGGATGGTGCGGAAGCACTTTGTGGCGGTAGATCCCGGTGAGGACCGGGACCTGGTAGCGCTCCATGAGATGCACCATTTTGGCCAGGACATCGGGTTCAAAAGTGTGATCGGTATCGGTCATCCAGAGCCACTCGCCTCGCATCTCTTTGACCAGGAAATTCCTGGCGCCAGCATGGAGCGAAAACGTGGCGCGGGTATAATGAATCGATGCGTCACTCTCCACCAGGTAGCGCGAGGTATAGTCCCGCATCGCTCCCCAGGCCCAGCAAAAGGCCTCAGGCACCCCCCACACGCCGCCCAGATAGGCGGCGGTCCCTTTGACATGCTGCCATGCGATCATGAGCCCTCCGCACGTCTGGCCAAAATAAAGTAGCCTTCTGGCACAAACCCGTAGTCGACCGTCTGCCACAGCACAATGTCCCACCCTGTCACCGCAAGGAGGTCCAGGAGCCCAGATGCGGTGACGACACTGTTGTGGTAAAGCCCGGGATAGTCGGGAAGGCGCTCGCCCGGATCCTCCACAAAGCGCTCGTCACAGGGGACCGTCAGACACAGCCAGGGCGCCACGCGGTGGGCTTCTCTGAGGGAAACCCGCTGCCCGCCCTCGTCCAGGTGTTCAAGAATGTCTCCCAACACCACCATCTCGCCGTCATCATCAGCAATCGGCCAGGGCTTGCGGCAATCAAAGCGGAGCTGGGGGACAAGCTGGGTGTGGAGGAGCGGATCATAGGCCAGCAGATCGCAGTTCCACACCCGTGCGCCAAACGTGGCTCTGAGCGAGGCCGGATCGGTGCTCGCCCCGACGTTAAAGACCAGGCCGGTTGTTCGTTGGACACAGGAGCGCTGAAAGTCAAAACGCAGTGTGGTCACGGTCGCTCCTCGGCCCAGGCCTCGTACTGATCGACCACCCCTTCCCAGTCAAAGCGCTTCCTGGCTTCCTGCATCATCTTGAGCCGTGTCTCTTCCAGCTCGTCTGCATGCTCCAGGAGATAGAGTGCCGCGTGGGCGTAGTGCCTGAGCGTCAGTTGATCGCGCTCGCCGTCACCCTCAATGCCCACGCCCGCAAGGAGCTGCTCGCCGGTCGCCCACTGCGGGTTGACAATGGGTATGGCCCCTAAGGCCTGCGCTTCCATGAGGGCAATGTGCCCGGTTTCAAGGAAGTTGGTGGGATGGACGTAGAGCGCACTGTGCAGCCACTCACGGTAGAGCGCCGTCTGCCCCAGGCGGCCGTGCAGGGTAATCCCGTCAGCGTGCAGCCTGGCATGCAGGATGCGGATCATTTCCCGCACGCGAGCGTTTGGGACCTTGTGCATGTTGTCAAAGCCGTAAAAAACATGCAGCTCGGCTTTGCGCTCGTAAAACCGGATGGTGCGAAAGACCTCCAGAAGTCCCAGGAGTCCGCGGTCCGGAGAAGAAGCGTACATGAGCCGGTGCGGGTTTCTCTGGATAGGCGCTCTGAGGAGCTGCTCCACAAGGTCAGCGCGCAGGCCATTCCTGGACTGCACAATTTTTGGGGCAAAGGTGGGGTGGCGGTGCTTGAGAAACTGCACATGCGCGCTGCAGAGCCCGATCACCCGCTCAATCTTGGGCTCCCAGTCCTCCTCCCAGGTCTGCGGGTGGTCGGCATCTTGCATGACGCACCACAGGCGCTGGCCACCCGCGGGTCCTTCAAGGCTGCCGGCGAGTTCTAAGCCGCGCACCAGGACCCAGATGCCGGGCGCATGCCACTCCAGCTCTTCCAGAGGGCGCCAGAAGACGCCCTTGTAGACCCGTGGCACCCCTTCGTAGAGCGGTGCGTAGGAAAAGACCTCGTGGCCACGCGCTGCCAGCCGCCAGGCCATCTCGCAGTGCATGGTTTCCGAGCCCCCAATCCCCGGATCGTCCGGCGAGGTTGGCCCCCACGCCTCAAAATGGCGCGGTGAAACGATATGGAACGTCGCCATGGTGCTCAGGCTCCCGGCGTAAAGTCCACCAGCGCATCATAGGTCACATCATCGGTGCCACTCTTGGTGAGCGCAATCCGCCCAAAGGTGTAGCTCAGCGCATCCGGTACCACACCGGAGAGGATCATCGTCTGGTCACGCCCCGTCCGTCCCGACACCGCCTGGGCAATGGTGCGGAGCTGCGAGGTAAAGCCAGAATCGTAGGCCACTTGCAACTCATACGTCGGCCCGACAGTGCCCGAACCTGACACCCAGCCCTTTTGCCGGATGACGGCCCGGCCAAACATGATGCCCGTCGGGGCCTGCATGACCGGCGTCGTAGTGACGTTTTGATCCGCCAGCTCGAAATGAAAGCCCAGCGTCGGGGGCTGGACACTCCCCGTGCCTATGCCCACCTGAAACGGCCCCAGTTTTGCTTTGGTCCAATCACCCAGACTAAAAGCCATGGCGCTCCTCCTTGTCTATACGAGAATGCAGTTATGCGTTATTGATGCCGTACACCCGCTGATGGTGTCTCAGCGACAAGAACTGGAGCTGCCAGAGCAGATAAATCCTTGATATAGCTACAAACTGGTATGTGGGCTGAATGAACGGATCTATTCTGAAGTGCATATTGGGGTGGAATATAGGCCTAATATACTTCTCTGTGTAGAATTGCATCTCCCCAGCCGGAACGAACTGATCATGGAGAACTACAGCGCGGTTGAACATCAGGTTGCGGAAGCCGCCGCGGGTGGTTTCCTCGTCTTCGATGAAGCGCTGGTTATTGACCAGGGTGCCCCAGTAGGCGTTCCAGCCCGCTTGCGTGGTGGTAATGAGCGTCGGCTCTTCGTTGCCGAATGAGCAGCGCCCGTATTCCTGCTGCATGCCGGCGGTCGTGACCAGAGACGCACCAGCCGATTGCCAGATGGTATCGGCATCGGCATCGGTGGGCCCATTGCCGCCGCCACAGCGCCACACAAAGCCCGTCGAGGCGTTGTTCTGGATGGTGATCCCGGCATAGGTGCCTGAGGCGGCCAGCGCCAGGGGCACGCCGTCGACGTCGATGGCGGTATTTTGCGGCGCGGTCCGCTGAATGGCGCGGTTGAGCTTCATGAGCATCGAGCCAAAGGAGATTTCTTCTTTGACCCGGACCAGGTTGACCACGCCGGGAGGCCCCTGGTTCAAGACCGCGTCGATCACGGGAATGGCGATCAATTGTTGGTACGCACGCCCATAAGTTCTGTTATCCCTAAGGCTCTTTATCCTTAGGTTCTGCATATTACTATGCAGCTCCGACTATCTCTTCACCCATACGTCAGGGTGCCCGGCACTCGTGGAGGGCTTATTCTTTCGTCACCCTCTAGTCTGTACGCCTTCCGTCCCCCTGGGCCTCACGGCTTACATGGACGGCTTGGCTCGGGATTGTCCCCAGCATGACCTGGTAGGAGTTTCCCCGAATTCACCGGGTTTCACATGCCAGGTTTCCCTGGCAAGGCAGCAGCGGTGTTTACTGCAACTCTGCCGGTTGAGCACTGTCTGTCACGTCAGTGCTCAACATCTGCGTACCCCAAAAAGCCCCACCAGTTAGTTCTTCTTGATTTACTACTGTCCAGACAATTGCCCCACCATGAAAACGCCGACCCAGACGCGTCAACCTCCATAACAGCGGTGAAGGGCGGAACACCGCGTCGACCAGTTGTGGCTGAAAGTACTTAGTGGTAACACCGTTAGCCGTATTGACAAGTGTAATAGGCGGTTGTGATAGCTGGCTACCTATACCCCCTGCTGCCATAGTGTGGCCCTTTCAGTCTTATGCAGCCGCCATAGGCTGATAGAACATCTTGAGGATATCCTGGTCTTGGAGTGCCGCGACTTCGGCTTCGTCGATGGTTTTAAAGCCTGGTGCTGGCACCTGCATGGTGTGCGGCGGACCGTAGGGGGCGTAGGGGACTTGCGGGTTCTGTAGCTGCAACTCCTGGCGTGCTCGCTCCAGGGTTGCCGCTTCCGTTTCTGCTCTGACCCGCGCCATATCGGCCTCGTAGTTCATGGCGCGGGAGGCTAAGACCGGATCGTTAATGTGATGTTCCTGGCGGAACCGGTTTAAGGCGTCCAGGTCCAAGGCCGGGTTGGACTGCTTCATCTGGCCCAGCATGATGAGCTGGGGCAGGGCCTGCCACATCTGACCATTCTGCGTGGCGAGCTTTTTCAGTTCGTCGATGGCCCGGGCGTTTTCACTCGCCACCCGCATCGCCTCGACGCTTTGCTGGTAGATGGGGTTTAAGAGTTCATCGCCAGAGTAATCGATCGGGGGCTTGCCTCCTGGCTGCTGCGTCTGCGTCTGTGGCTGCGGGTGCTGCGGCAGAGCCTGAAGCATCTGCGCCAGGTGGCCTTCCAGGACACGCTTCTCATCGGCATAGACCCCGGCCCGCTGGCGCCAGGAGTCGACTTCTGCTTTGGGCACAAAGGCCTGCCGCAAATCGCCCAGCCGCACCACACCCTGGCCATTCCCCAGATCGAGCTGCATGGTGTCTGGGAATCGGGCACTATCACGGATTACATCATTCCAGTTTGGATCAGCCATAGATTATCTTCCTTCTAGGCTGCCATGGCCATGCCGCCACCACCCATGGGGAAGCCACTGGTGGGCATCCCTGGCGCGGGAGGCTGGAGCATATCGACGGGCATGCCGCCTAAGGTATCCATGGCTTGATCGACGTCCAGGAGTGCGGCAGAGCATTCCTTGGCTGCCTGGGGCGAGCGCTGGTAGCAGCCGTTTAAGGCCACACCAATCACTTCCCGGGCAATCTTTAAGGCCGCCATTTCTTTATAGGGCGAGGGCATGCGGGAGAGGGTCAGAATAATCGTCCCCACATCCGGGGTTGGCGGAGGCGGGGGCATCATCCCTGGAAGACCCATGGGGGGCGCCATACCGGGAGGCGGACCCCCAGGCAGGGGGCCAGCCCCTGCGCCCGGAGGTCCACCCGGACCACGCGCCATGGCTTGTTGCAGCAGCATTGCCAGCGGTGGCAGGGTTGCCATTACCCCTTTCCTCCATCGGGAAAGGTGGCTTTCCAGTCGTTCACCATGTCGCCCGACCCGGTGGACATGGGCTTACACTGGCTCGTCCCATTGGGAGAAAGCACCCCCAGAGGATCGGCCGGCTCGCCGCAGGTCCACGAATCGATTTTGGCGTGCTGGACACCCGGCTCCCATAGCGGTGTTACAAATGTCACGTCTGCCATAGCGTTCTCCTTACATGCGCCGACCACCACGCGACGATTTCCGCATCCGTCTGCCACGACTCTGTGTATACCTCTCAGGTCCACACATAGACCACTCCTTGCCAGGGAAAGTGAGGGGTAATGAAACGCATCAGGTGGAGTATGGAGCAGCAAGGGACTGACAGTCTATTGACAGTATGCAGAAAGTGCTAGTAAGCTAGGACAAAATCGCAAAAAAGTACTAGTAAGCTAGTAAATGGAGGGGGTGGGTATGCGAAGAGGCGATATGGTGCAGGTCAATGCCACCATACCCAGGGAGTTAAAGGTGAGATTGTTTGTACTCCTCACCAGCAGGAACACGAAGTTTACGCAGTGGCTGCTTCAGCAGGTCCTCAAAGAAGTGCGGGAGCACGAAGGACGCGCTCCTGTACCTATGAAATAAGGCGCTCTACTCCTGCGAGCGCTGACCTATGAGAGACGTTTCGATCTGGCGCTTGAGCGTATCCTTGAGCGTTTGTGTGCCTTCTTTCTCCAGCGCATGCATAGTCTCTTTGGAGACATGGAAAGAGACCCCCTCACTTCCCTGTCCCCCTTCGACAAGGTAGCCGGTCGAGCCATCTTTCCCACGTACTTCCCGTATGCTGGTAATTTCTGGGTCTTTACTCACCTTCCCCTCCTGCTTCCGCGCTGGGCTTCGGCGGCTTGCGCTGCCATCCTGAGCGCTTCCTGGTTATGGCCCGCGATCGTTTCCCCATTAGGAAATTCCAAAATGTCATAGAGATCTTTGTCCGATGCCATGCGACCAATGCGGGCCAGCATGACCGCCAGACGCTTGACCATGGTTTTCGACTGAATGGCAAACGACGTCGGATCGACGTGCGCCGCGTACTCCTCCCAGTGCCTGAGGGGTTCCCAGATAACCGGCTTCCACTGCTGGCCCTGCATATAGGGGAGGACCCGGGTGTGGGTGTAGAACTGCCCCATACGGGCGAGGACCTTCGAGACCAGGCGAGAGACCGCCTTGTAGAGGTAGCGGGCGCGGAGGCGGGTTAAGCCCATGGCCTGGGTAATCTCGGTTTCCGTCAGCTCTGCAGAGACATTGCCTCTCCCCTGCACACCTTCCCGGGTGGGTTGGTGGCCCAAAAGTTCGCGCATGTACGAGCGGTACCGGGCTCCTGAAAGGACAAGATCAGGGGGGAGCGGCGGCGGCCTGACGATTTCCACCGTCGAGCCCGGGCGTTTTAAGATGACTTGCCCGGGAATGTCGGCAAACGTCCGGCTGTCGATCCCGGAATTGGCGTCTGCCAGCACCAGGCCCTTTTGCAGCCGGAGCATGTTTTCTAAGGTGAGCGATTCAGCCTTATCGGCCGCACGCTGAAGTTCTAAGAGTTCTGCCACCAGGGAGCGCTTGGGCCAGAAGCGGTGGACTGGAGGTTGGAGCAGGGTTTGGATGAGATCAAAGCCGTCCCCGTAGGGCATCTGCGCGTCATAGAGGACCACATCAGCGGTGCACTGGACCAGGCGTCCCTGAGGGTATTTGTAGCGCACCCCGCGCCGGAGCTGCCGGATGCCCTCGTTGTTAAAGTGCTCGTAGGGATAGGCCTCGAGGGTGGTGTCTTTACACCTGAGGGAATAGACCGACACCCGCGTATCCATGCCGCCTGAGGGGATGGGCGAGGAGATGGGGTAGAGCGGCGTCAAAATCCCCAGGCCTGAGGGCCTCCCTGGAGAGGTCATAAAGGGTTGGAGGTCCTGGGGCTGCGCCACATCAGGGCGCACCCGGTGCCCATGGTCTGGCCACTTCTGGCGCACCTCGTTGACATCCATGACATCGAGCGTTACGACGTAGCGCCAGTCCTCATCCGACGTGGCAAAGGGATCGGGAAAGACGGTCTGCGGCGCCCTGGCCCTTACCACAATTTCTCCCTGACCGCCAGCGAGGAGCGGGTCCCAGGGCACTTCAAAAAAGCCGCACGGCCAGATGGCTGCGTCAGCGCACACATCGAGAATGGTGAGGTCGACAAAGTAGCGCTGCCAGAAGGCCTGGATGGCACGCTCCACCCCGTCGTCACGCTCCGCCGTGCGCGGGTTGGCGGTGACGTAGACGGTGGGGGAATTATCGGTCAGGTCAGAGAGTTCGGAGAGGATGAGGCGCTTCATCTCGTTAATCTGCATAGGAGACTTATAGGAGGGGAGTGCTTCAGGCCAGTACGAACCCCAGTACCCTGAGGCCCAATCGTCCCATTCTGTCTGGGTAATGCATTTGTTTCTCGCTGTTAGTGCATCTAAGTACAACCCCTGGACCCATTGGCACAGGAGCTGCTCGCCTTGCCTTTGGCCGCCTGGCGTCGTCTCTGGTTCGGGAACGTGCGTGCCGTTGGTAGTGGGCATCCTGAGGACCTGGGTCGCCACGAGCTAGCTCCTTTGCTTCCCGCGTGTGGCCGTGCGGGTCTTTTTGGCACGCTGCACGGCTGGCTGTCCCATCTCGTCGTCTTCATGCTGCGCCAGGCGTTTCCCCAGGCGCGTCATTTTTTTGGCATCTTTCTTGGCCTGGGCATCAGAAATCACGACCGACTCCTTTTGCGAGCATTTTTGCGTGCTGTCCGCCGCCCCGCCTTCAGCATGCCGGTGGCGAAGGAGGCTTGCTTCTTGGCCTTAGCGCCGTAGTCCCCGCGCTTCGCCGCGGCCATCTTGGAGGCAGGGATACGCTCACCCTCGGGGGTGTTGGTACTGCGGTGCAGGCCGCCCTTGGAGAAGGAGATGGGCTTCTTGCCTTTGCCGCGAATCGTGGTGGTTTCAGCCATAGGTCTCTCCTTATGTACCGCGAGGTACAGTCTGGAATCCCCTGGCTTTAGCCATGGGGAGGTTCAATCGCTCCAGTGCCGTACTCATGCTCATGTTGCTCCCTGCATGAAGAACTGGTAGGGGTCTTCACCGCCGGCGATGGGGTAGGGGCGATCGGTCCCCACCATGGGATTGGACATTTGCGACTGACCGTAGACTTGCTTGTAGGCGAGGGCACAGGCGTTGGAGCAGACGAGATGCACGGCACCGGCTTTGCCGGCATCGCCTAAGATTTGCCGCATAGTAATGGGCCGGTCGTTGACCATGACCCACTCATGAGCGCTCCCACAGTGCATACAAATCCAGTGATTCTGGTTGTGCGGGCCGCAGCGGGCGCAGTGGCAGGAGGAATCCGGGCGCAGAGGCGCACGCTGCATGCCGGGGACAATGAGGGAGCCATCCTGGCGCTGCTGAATGAGGCCTCCCGCCACAAAGGTTTGGAGAAGCTGGGCAAGCTCAAGCGTCTGCTTCAGGGGATCAAAGGCCGCTTTCTCCTCTGCCTTCACCAGGCCAGCGGTTTGCCCGGGTGGAGGGGGTTCTTCCTCTTCGCCTACGGGCTCGGCCTCCGGGTCCATGGGGATATCCCCTTCCTCAGGTGGATCAGGCGTTTCAGTCCCGGGCTCACCAGAGAGTGGGCCTGGCCGAAGCAGCGCGGCCTGCGAGAGATCACGAATGCGTGGTTGTGCCATCACGTTTTCCCCTGAACGTGGCAGTTCCCGGGCCAAACCCCCCAAAGTGGCTGCCTCGCACAGCCGGGGTCCCTGAGCCAGGCGTGCCACCGGTTTTGTCTTTGGTCACATGGCGGTAGGTGCCACAGGTCGGACACTCAAAATCGTGCCCGGTCGGGCGCTCGGTCATGAGACGCATAACCACCCGGCCACGGCCGTGCTCGTCGCACATCGGACAAACCACCGTCACAGCCATCGCACCATCCTTTGGTGAGTAAGAGCACAGTATGTCCGAGCCAGGGGGGGGATGGGAAACAGGGTAGCGCGAAGCGCGGTGTGAGTCAATCACATGCGCGGCGGCCATGGCCAGACGGGTCTGGGGGAATGCGTGTCTCGCCTTACCACTGGAGGAACTCCGTGGGATAGGTGAGCGGTTGAGTGCCGTAGGCCAGGAGGAGATCGGAGAGCACAGTACGGTCCCTATCCTCCGGATCCGGCGTGTGGTCAAGCCCAGCCTGGGCCCACGGGAAGGCCGGCGCCGCGTGGAGAGGGACGCCACGTTTGACCACGTAGTTTTCCGAGCGCGACATGAGCGCAATACCGAAGGCAAAGAGGAGATCATCGTGGCCAGCCAGGGCTTCGAGCTTCCCCGAATCCGATTCCCCAAAGGTCCGGAGCTGGCGCACCAGAGCCCGGGAGTGGAGAGCCACACGCTTTTCTAAGATCACTTCCTGAATGCGGGCCAGCATCCGTGGGCGGGTGCGCACATTGGTATTATGGCCGACCAGGCCATCAGCAATGAGCGTATGGTCTGGATCAGTCGTCAGACCAATCACCTCGCCATCTGGCAGAGGGATGATGCTGTCGACTGGCATACGCTCAAACGACCTGAGGGTCAAGTATCCAGCCTCGGCAAACGCCGCAAAGCGCCTGAGAAGCCGTGTCGGACGGAGTGAACCGAGTGCGCGCAGCACTTCCACCACACGCAGCACGCCGGTGGTCTGTATGGTCTGCTCCTGCGGACGGTCTTTATGCCGCATCCACTTGAAGATGGCGTCAAAGCCACATTTCCCCCAGAGATCGGCAATCTCATCGGCGAGGAGTCCTTCGACCTGCGTTATAAGCAGTTGATAGCCGCCACGATCCCCGCCCCTGGAGAGATGGCCTTCACCATCAAGAAACGCAGAGAGTCTTCCGGCTTCATAGGTGCGCAGGCTCTCCCACATCGGCAGATACCTGAGCAGATCACCTTGCCTGAGCCGTGAGGCTTCCATCCACTGCCATCCCACATCTTTGCGGCTCTGCCTGAACACCAAAAAAGGATGGTTGGTACTCACACAGGTCGTCTCGCCATTGGCAAGCACCACCTTGCACCTCGGGGCAGGAAAGACCTGACGGCTCTTAATCGTCTGTATCCGTACATGGATCGCACTGCCTTTTCCCCCTGTGACGCGCTCCTGGCAGCCCAGTATCTGGTCACCAACCTCAAGCGTATGCGCCTCCGTCCAGCGTAAATCTGACGTAAGGATGCGGGACGAGGGGTCAACACATTCCCAT